CGCAGGTCAGAGCCTCGCAATGCCTGTCACGAGCCTGACCCTGCCTGACCATAAGCAAGATCCAACGGTCAGGCATGGTCAGGCACCGCCTGGCAATGACCTGCGGCGATCAGGCTCGGACCAGGCAACTGGCCAGGCAACAAACCACCACATACATCCCTGGAGGGAGCACGCCCCATGATCGCTACAGAGAGTTACAGCCCGACCGTTGTGGCCCCCGCCCCGGTCGTCCTCAGCCTCGAGGCCCGCCTCGCCGCCGTCGACGCCGAGATGACGCTTCGTCTGGAGAGCGCCCTGCTCGCCCTCGACATCGATTCTGCGCACGTAGAGCAGCCCGTCGACCTGGCCGACGTGATCACCGTCCCCGTCGCGGTCCCGACCGGCGAGCGACTGGCGCCCGTCGCCGCACTGCTTCGGCGGGCTCAGGTGCGTGTGCTCCGGCCCGGCGGTTGGAGTCGCGAGACCGGCACCGACGGCGCGGGCGGTGTCTGCCTTGAGTACGCCCTGCAGGCCGAGGCCCGCAGCGAAGCCGAAGAGCAGGAAGCGCGGATCGTGCTGCGCTCGGTCCTCGGCAGCGGCGACCCGATCACGCACATCAACCGGCGCCTCTCCGGCGCCCCCGAAGCTGCCCGGCTCCTCGGGCAGGCCGCACGACTCGCAGCGGCAAGGGGGCTGTGAGGTGAGCAGGGACATCAGCCGGCTCCTCTACGCAATCTGCTTCATCGGCGGGGTGTACGACCGGCGATTCGGCGAGGGCGAGGAGAGCATACGGATCGCTGTGCAGACCGGCGACGGGCAGCGGCAGTACGGCTCCTATCCCGTCCCGCTAAGTGCCCTCGACGACGTCATCAAGGTCCTCGAAGACCTGAAGAGGAAGCGGGTCGAGGAGAACACCGAATGGGGCATCAATCAGGAACTCCGGGGGAACCGGGACCTGAAGAAGCTCGATGAAGCTCCCGACCCGGAAGCTCTGCGGGCGAAGATTCGCGGCAACTATGAGGAAGCGGCACGGCGGGCGGAACAGCCGGAGGATCTGCCGCACTGAGTTACCCGGTGCTGGCAGGCCGCACCGCTGCTGATCACCCCGAGGCGAATGCCGTCACGTGGATCGAGCGCTAAGGGCGCTGCGGCGTAGAGGAATTCATACCCAACCCCCTGCAACCATCGCCCGCGTCACGTTGTCCTGGATCTCGCCAGCCACAGAAGGGGGACACCCGTCGTGTTCAAGCGTGATCCCGAGAAAGCGGCAGTTGCCGCCGCTCAGCGTGAGGAAAGGCAGAAGGAACGCGAAGTCGCGACCGCCAAGCGTCGCGAGGAAGCCGCCGTTCGCCGCGAAGAGCGCACCCAGGCTCGCGCTGCTGCAGCCGCCAAAGCCCAAGAGGCCAAGGTGGGGTTGAGTAGCTTTCGGGCCTCGCACCCCGCGGAGAAGACGCTCAACGCCGCGGCGAGCCTGCAGTCGTGGCCCCAGTCGAAACGCGGCGAGACACGTTACGGCCCCATTGGCGGCGGCCATGCTGAGTTCATTGACGCCGGCGCGCACAAAGGGTGGACGGCTACGCGTCTCGTCGCGGGAGCCGCAACCCTCGGTGCCTCGGCAGCGATGACGGGGCGGAAGAACAAGGGCGTCGCGGTGATCAACCTGACGTTCGGGAACGGCGCCGCGCAGACGTACAACGTCAAGCCCGACAAGGCCGTGATGCGGGCCGCCAATCAGTACGTGACCGCGTTCAATGCCCTGGCAGGACAGATCGACCGTGAGGGCGGCGCGTAGCAGGATCCACCGCCTTGACCTACTGATCATCGGTATGTCACAGTGCCATCGGCGGGACACCTTCATGCCCGCAGACTTCAGGCCCCCAGCGGTTACCGCCGGGGGCCTTCTGCATGCCCAGGGAGGCCCGATGCTCCCGAGCGAGCTGTACACCCGCGACCTCGTCTTCGAGCACCAGGCCGTCGCCGTCACCGGGATCCCCGGCACGGTGATCCGGCAGTGGGCCCGGCGCGGGAAGATCCAGCGGTTCCAGGGCAACGGCCGCTACTCGGGCGAAGGGCACGAGTACAAGACCATGTACGCCCTGCCGGAGATACAAGAGCAGGCCGTCACGTACAAGCCGCGGACGCGACAGGCCGCGTGACCCCCGATCGTCCCGCCGACCGTGACTGAGGGCACGGCGGCGGGACTGCATACTCCGGGCGCCCGCCCGCGCTCCCGAGGCGGGCTGGAGGTGCACGTCATGCGAAGCAGGTATGAGGAAGACGACGAGGTCGAGTTCGGCCCGTGCTTCCACATCGAGCCCGGCACCCCATGCGACTGGGACGTCTGTCGCCAGCCCGAACGTCTCGCAGCAGGCGACCGCGGGTCCGACCCGCTATGGCCTGGCTCGACCGGACCGTCATTCCCCAACATCGACCGCATCCGGAACAGGGAGCGCCGACCGTGAACACGCCCATGTACTTCAACCTCAACAGCGGCGACATCGACGATGCAGGTGAACAGCAGGTAGTCGAAGGGGTCGTCGTCGGTGGCGACTTCACCAGTGGCGAGGGTAGTGCCCCCGCGTGGACCGACATCACTGGTAAGCCGACGACGTTCCCGCCTGCCATCGGCACCACGGCTTCCACGGCGATAGCGGGTAACGACGGCCGGCTGAGTGCAGGTGCTGCAGGTACGGCCACCGTGCGTGCACTGGGCACCACCAGCACGACGGCCTGTGCTGGCAACGACGCTCGTCTGCTGACCGGGTCGGCGAGTGCGGTCAACCACTCCGTGGCCACCGATACGCCGGGCGTGGTGGCCGACCTCAATACCCTGCTTACCGAGCTGCGTTCTCGCGGCATCATCACCGGCAGCTGACCACGGGGGTGTGCATGAGCACTCCACCCACCGATCCTGACCTTGCTCGCCGCACCAAGGAGGGGCGCAACAGCCCCGCCTTCCTGCGCTCGCAGGCCGCTGTGTTCGCTGAAGAGACCCACTGCTGGTGGTGTCACCAGTACGTGGACCAGGGGCTGCCACCCACCCACCCCATGGGTCGTACTGCTGACCATGTGCATGCACTGTGGCTCGGTGGTGACCCGACCGACCGCTCCAACCTGCGGCTATGCCATCGGCGATGCAACACGATCCGAAACAACCAGCTCAGAGCCAAGATCAGGCCGCGTCCGGGGTTCAGCATGGACGCGAGAGCGCTCTGACCTGCGACGATGCTTGATCCAAGCCCGAGGTGCGTAGGAATGTCCGTTTTTTACGGAGCGCCTTCCCGACCCGCCCCCACCTATCCGCCCCCTCCCCCCGCTGTTTTTGGCAGGGGTCAGATGATCTTGGAGGGGGTCTTTGATGGCGGTGAAGGCTCCTCCGGGGCTTGAAGCCCGGGGCCGCCGGCTGTGGCGGGATTCGCTGGCGCAGTGGTCGCTCTCTCCGGCGCACTTGGTGCTATTGGAGGAGGCTTGCCGGGCTGTTGACCGGCTGGAACTGCTGGATTCGATTATCCGCGCGGGCGCTGCCGGGGTCAACGATCCGGAGAGTGAATCCGGGGATATCTCGCAGTGGTTGGCTGAAGCGCGGCTGCAGGCAGGTGCTTTGAAGGTGCTTCTCGCCGAGATTCGGCAGGGCGCGGTCGTTTCTGCGAAGCCCGCCAAGGGTGAGGAGGCGACGGGTGTCTCCGACCTCAGTGCGCGAATCACCGCGCGGCGCAAGGCGGCCTCGAGTTGAGCTCGCTCCCCACTCGGCTTACACGCTGGGTCCGGAGGCGTGTGAGCTGGCCGAGCGGGCGGGTCTGACGCCGGATCCGTGGCAGGCGGATGCGATCGACCTGCTGCTCTCCTGTCGCGAGGATGGGAAGTGGGCCTGCTTCGAGTACGGGGAGATCCTGGCTCGGCAGAACGGCAAGGGTGCGCTGCTGGAGATTCGGGTGCTGGCCGGCTTCTTGCTGCTCGGCGAAGAGCTCATCATGTGGTCGGCGCACGAGTACAAGACGGCCATGGAGGCGTTCCGGCGCTTCCGGACGTTGCTGCGCAGGCTGGGCAAGCTGGTCAACCCGAACAACGAGAACCTGCTGGATGTCGGCGGCGTCCTCATCAAGATCAGTAACACCAACGGGGAAGAGAGCTTCGAGCGGCTCGACACCGGCGCCCGGGTGAAGTTCGTGGCCCGGTCGAAGGGCTCGGGGCGTGGCTTCTCCGGCGACCTCATCATCATCGACGAGTCGTTCGCGTACACGCTGCTGCAGCAGGAAGCGCTGATGCCGGCGCTGGCGGCCCGCCCGAATCCGCAGATCATCTACACCTCGTCGCCGCCGCTTGACGGCATCTCCGGCGAGGTGATGTTCAACCTGAAGAAGCGCGCGGACGCCGGTGGCGACGACAGTCTCGGCTGGCGTGATTGGGGCATCGAGGGCGACCTCGACCACCTGGATCAGGTGGACCTGGACGACCGGCGCTTGTGGGCGGCATCGAACCCTGCCCTCGGTATGAGGCTCACCGAGGAGACGATCCTTCGGGAGCGACGCTCGATGGGCGACGCTGGCTTCGCGCGGGAGCGGCTGTGCATGTGGCCGCAGATGTCGCGTGGCGGCTTGGTCCTCGATCCGGCGGTGTGGGCGGGGATGGCGGATGCGGAGTCGCGGCGTTCGGGCGGCGTCGCGATCGGCGTGGACTTGTCGCCGTTGAGGGACTACGGCGCTGTGTGCGTGTACGGGCTGCGCGGTGACGAGTTGGGGCATGTGCAGCTCGCTGACTACCGGCCGGGGTCGAAGTGGCTGGTCCCGCGGCTGCTCGAGTTGCGGGACGCCTTGGGGCCGGTGGCGATCGCGATGGGCCGGGGCACACACGCGTTCTTGGAGACGGAGCTCGACAAGGCCGGCTTCGTGAAGCCGGAGGATCCCGAGGCGCCCGGCGTCGGGGATTTGGCTGTGACGGGGCCGGTGGACATGGCGGCGGCGGCTGGGCAGCTGCTGGAGGCGGTCCGCGAGGAGTCGTTCCGGTACGTGCCGAACCGGCATCTGGACTCGGCGGTGGCGGGGGCGAAGACGCGGGCGACGGGCGACACGATCGCGTGGACGGTGAAGGGCGCCGAGTGCGACATCTCGCCGCTGGTGGCGATGACTTTGGCCCGCTGGAGCTTTGAGACCCGCTCGCATCTGCTGGCGGGCTCGCAGTACGACGTGTTGTCGAGCATCTTTTGAGGGGAGACGCGATGCGTAATCCCTTCCGCGGAATGCTGCGACGGGGCGCTGGTGAGCCGGAGCGGCGGCGCCTGGACGCGGGTGCGATGTCGTGGCCGATCGATGAGTTGGCGGATCCGGCGGCGGTGAGCCTCGAGGGCGCGCTGCGGCTGACGCCTGTGTTCGCGGCGGGCCGGCTGCTGGCGTCGTCTCTGTCGAGTCTCCCGATCCGGCAATACCGGAAGTCGGGTGATGCCCGGTCGGCGCTGCCGCTCAGTTCTCTGTTCATGAAGCCTGGAGCCCAGGGCACGCTCGACGACTGGTTGTTCCGTGCGATGACGTCGCTGGTGTACGGCGGTAATGCCGTGGGGCTCGTCATGGAGCGGGACTACCTGGAGTACCCGACGGCGATCGAGTGGCTGAACCCGGTGGACGTGTTCGTCGAGGACTCGCTCCCGATTGGGCTGCGGGGCTCTCCGACGGATCCTGTGTGGTCGTACCGCGGGGTGGAGATCCCGTCGGAGGACATCGTCCACATCCCGTGGATGACGCATCCGGGCCGTGTGTGGGGTCTGTCGCCGCTGGCCGCTTATGCGGTGACGGTGTCGACGGGGCTGGCGGCGCAGAGGTTCTCTGACGACTGGTTCAAGTCGGGTGGGCAGCCTCCTGGGCACTTCCGGAACACGACGCAGACGGTGGACCAGACAGAGGCGACGACGATCAAGCGGCGCCTGGTGCAGTCGATCCGGTCGCATGAGCCGATCGTGTACGGCAAGGACTGGGAGTACAGCCCGATCTCGGTGAACTTGGCGGAAGCCCAGTTCGTCGACACGATGCGCCTGGGGGCGACGCAGATCGCGGCGATCTACGGGATCCCGCCGGAGATGATCGGCGGCGAGACGGGCGGCTCGTACACGTACAGCTCGCCTGAGCAGCGACAGATCGAGTTCATCCAGATGAGCCTGCTGCCGTGGATCACGAAGTTCGAGTCCCACCTGTCGGCCCTGTTGCCGCGGGGGCAGTACATCAAGTTCGACGCGGACCATCTGATCCGCACGGACATCGAGACGCGTTACACGGTCTACGAGCGGTCGCGCCTGATCGGCGTCATGAACCGCGATGAGATCCGTGCGAAGGAAGACATGCCGCCGCTGCCTGATGGCGCGGGCGGCGAGGACTACACGCCGCTGCCGATCCAAGCGGGTACGGCGATCACCGTGCCTCAGGTCCGTGACCTTGACTCCGGGCTGCATCTGATCAAGCCCCCGAGGAGGGACCATGGTTGACCGGCGAGATCTTCGGGATTCCCCTGAGCGCCGCGGTATCGCGTCTGGCCAGTTCGAACTGCGCGCGCAGGGCGGCCAGCTGACTCTGACCGGCTACGCGTCCATCTTCAACAACGGCTATGACGTACTCGGTGGTCCCCCGGTCGGCTGGACGGAGACTGTGGATCCGCGAGCTTTCGACCAGACACTCGCGGCCAGCCCCGATCTGCACCTCTTGATCAACCACGCGGGGATGCCGCTCGCGCGTACCAAGTCCGGCACGCTCAAGCTGGCCACCGACTCGACCGGCCTGCACGTCGAGGCCGGTCTCGACCCGTCCGATCCGGACGTGCAGCGCCTCGCTCCGAAGATGGACCGCGGCGACATGGACGAGATGTCCTTCGCTTTCCGCGTCAAGCAGGACGAGTGGAGCGACGACTACACGCAGCGCCGGCTCATGGAGGTCAGTCTCCACAAGGGCGACGTCAGTGTCGTGAATTTCGGCGCCAACCCGGCCACGAGCGTCCAGCTGAACAGCGCCACGGACGCCCTGGAGGTTCTCGCGACCTGGGACCCCGAGGAGGCGCTGTCGGAGGTGCGCTCGGGCGGGACGGATGCCCTCCAGCGCCTCACGCAGGCGCGGGACAACCTCCTGACTCTCCACCGATCGGCGTCCGGAGCGAGGCCGCGTGTGCGGCTGTCGGTCGCGGAAGCGCGGGCGATGGAGGACGACTTCAAGCTGCTCCGGCTGCCTGCCGCGATCCCCGCGCACTCGACCGGCGTCACCGAGGGCCAGATGGACCGGCGTGCCGCCATCGAGGCCGCGCCCGCCGACCAGGTCGCGTTGCGCTACATGCACGCCTGGGTTGACCCAACTGGGGACCCGGAGGACAAAGCGTCGTACCGCTTCGCCCACCACGAGGGCCGCATCGGGGCACCCGCGAATGTCGGCGCGGTCCGTTACGCCCTGTCCCGGCTGCCGCAGTCGGACATCCCCGAGGAGGAGCGCGCCGCCGTCGAGCGGCATCTGCGCCGCCACCTCACCGACGCCGACTGACGGCGTCTCCACTCACTCAACCGCGGTCTGGCACTGATCGCGGTCGCTGTCGTGCGCCTGGCACTGGCTGACGACGGCTTCAACCGGCCTGGCACTGGCCGTCGTTCACCCAACTCAACCTGAGGAGCTTCGTCATGTCTGACGAGCGTTTCAAGCGCCTGGTGGCCAGGCGTGACAAGGCCGCTGGAGAGCGCGAGCAGATCGTCGCGCAGCGCAAGGCCATCACCGACCTTGCCGAGGAGGAGGCCCGTGAGGACCTTCTGGCCGAGGAGGACTCCGAGTTCCGCGAGCTGACCGCGCAGGTCAAGTCGAAGGACGAGGAGCTCCGCGGTCTCGACGAGCGCATCTCCGAGCTGTCGGAGGAGTCCGAGCGGGAGCGCACCGTCACGGCGGGCGCCCTTGCGGTGAAGCGGGCCCGCGCCCGTGTCGATTCCGTCTCCGAGGCCCGCACCTACGACCGCGGCAACGGCCGCTCGTACCTCCAGGACCTCGCGCGCCTCCAGCTCAACATGGACGCCGACGGCAGCGCCCGCGACCGCCTGATGCGGCACGCCCAGGACGTCGCGTCGGACCCGGAGTACCGGGACCTGAACCGCACGGACGGCACCGGCGGGTACGCCATCCCGCCGCTGTGGCTCATGTCCCAGTTCATCGAGCTGGCGAGGCCCGGTCGGGCCTACGCGAACCTCGTCAACGGGCAGCCGCTCCCGGGTGGCACGGACAGCATCAACATCCCGAAGATCGCCACCGGCACGGCCACCTCGGCGCAGACCGCGGACAATGCGGCCGTGCAGGAGACCGACCTGACGGACACGTTCATCAACGCCCCGGTGCGCACGATCGCGGGCCAGCAGGACGTGGCTATCCAGCTCCTCGACCAGTCGCCGGTCTCCTTCGATGAGGTCATCTTCCGTGACCTGGTCGCGGACTACGCCACGAAGGTCGACGTGCAGGTCATCTCCGGCACCGGCACGAACGGTCAGGTGACCGGCATCCGTGGGACGTCGGGCATCGAGACCGTCACCTACGACGACGCGAGCCCGACCGTGGCGAAGCTGTACTCGAAGGTCGCCGACGCGGTGCAGCGCGTGCACACGCTGCGGTTCATGGCGCCGACTGCGATCGTCATGCACCCGCGCAGGTGGGCCTACCTTCTGGCCGCGTCCGACAGCACCGGCCGGCCGCTCGTCGTCCCGTCCGCCGGGAACCCGCAGAACGTCATCGCGACGCTCGGCGCAGTCGCCTCGGAGCAGGTCGTCGGTCAGATGCACGGCCTGCCGGTCATCACCGACCCGTCGCTCCCGACGACTCTCGGCGACGACACCGACGAGGACGTCATTCACGTCCTGCGTGCGTCGGACGCCCTGCTGTACGAGTCGGGGATTCGCTCGCGCGTGCTCCCCGAGGTCGGCTCCGGCAACCTCACGGTGCGCCTCCAGGTCTACGGCTACTTGGCCTTTACCGCGGCCCGTTATCCGAAGAGCATCGTCGAAATCGGCGGGTCCGGCCTGGCTTCGCCTAGCTTTTGATCTCTAATCATCACCTCATTTCCAGTAGAATGAGGTATGAGCCAGAAGCGATGCAATCGATGTGGCGAGACGAAGCCCGAGGCGGGCTTCTATAAACGGAAGTCCGCCTCGGACGGTCTCAATCCCTGGTGTATCGACTGCTATCGGAGATGGCACCGGGATCGATACAAGCCCAAAGGCAGCGATGATCCACGCGCCTGCGAATGGTGCGCCAAGGAGTACACGCCAAAACAGCGAAGCCTCGCGCAGCGGTTCTGTTCGAGCAACTGCAAGATGCGAGCACGCTACTGGCGTGACAATCCGCGAGAGGCGCGCAGTTGTGACTTCTGTAAGACCGACATCACGCACATGCGCAAGGATGCTCGCTTCTGCAGTGGAACCTGTGCAGGGCGGTATCGCGGACGCAACCTCACCCCTGAACGGCGGCGCGCGTACAGGCTGTGGAGTAAGTACAGGATCACAGTCGACGACTACGAAGCGCTTCTGGCGAAGCAGGGAGAGGTGTGCGCCATATGCGGCACATCGAATCCGAAAACGAGCCACGGTTTCTGGCATGTGGATCACTGCCATCGGTCGGGCAAGGTTCGAGGGCTGCTATGCGGCACTTGCAACACCGGCTTAGGTTCGTTCTATGACCGCACGTCGGTTTTGCGGCGAGCAGCCGCATATCTGGAGGCCACCGCCTCCGACTAGCCGGGAGGCATTAACTAGTGGCTAAGATACGAGACATTCCCGACGCGTACCTGAGGTCGCGCGTTGCTACCTACCGGACCTACCGCAAGGCCGGTCTTGACGAACGAGCGGAACAGGTCGCTCGCGTGCTGAAGGCTCGGCACGGCTTCGACGTTGCCGACCTGGAGACCGAGAAGGCGGGCTCGGCTCCGGAGGCGGCTGCCGCCGACCCGATGCCGGAGGCCGCGGTCGAGCAGAAGCCGCAGCCCGCGAGCCCGGAAGTGAAGCCGACTGCCGCGAAGAAGGCCGCGGCGAAGCGCACCCCGGCCAAGCCCGGCGAGGACAAGTAGTGGACGAGCTCGTGTTCGTACTCACGCTGGAGGCCTCTGGCGAGGTCACCCCAGCGGCCGAGCAGCAGGAGAGCGACACCCCCGAGGGGGAGGACGTGGTGGTTGATGGCTGAGGGCCTGAGTTCGACACTGGTCAGCAACTGGCTGAACACGCTGCGCCCGGCCGGGGCCGCCTTCGGGCCGATCGCTGCCGCCTATGTGCAGCTGCACACCGCGAACCCGGGCGCGGCCGGGACAACTGCAGTCTCCGCCGGGTCTACGACTCGTATCGCGGCCACGCACGACGCATCCTCCGGCGGTTCCGCGCTGGCCCTGTCGGGCGACGTCGGACCGTGGACGAACGGCGGCACCAGCGAGGAGCTGACGGCCGTCTCGCTGTGGACGGCCGCCACGGGCGGCACCTTCATGTTCTCTGTCACCTTGTCCCCATCGAAGGACTGGTCGAGTGGAGACTTTTTCACGCTGAAGACTCTGGGTGTCAGTCTCTCGCCGCAGGCTGTGTGACGGCCTGATCGGAGGCGGTCGTCGTGACGTCCTACGTCGCGCAGGTCAATACGGGTGCGGATCAGCTCCTCACGTCGAGGTCGGTGTCGAAACCGGCTGGCGTCACAGCGGGCGATGTCGGCGTGTTCTTCCTCGCCCGGTGGGAGCCGTCGGCGAGCTTCCCCGCGGTGACCCCGCCGAGTGGTGCCGTATTGCGTGGCACGATCGCGACGGCGACAAGTCAGACGCTCGTCTACCTGCAGCGGGTTACCACGGAGACCGCGTTCGCGTATTCGTGGACCGGGACCCGCTGGTCGGCTCTGGCGGCGGAGTTCTTCTCCGGCGTTGATCCGGCCCTGGATTTGTCGCTGGTTCCGTTCCAGTCGCTGACGGGCACCGCCGCTCCCGTGTCTACGCTCACGGTCACCACGGTGACAGGGGCGGCGCTGGCGTGGCACGTCAACACGATCGCCTCCTCATCCGGGATCACGCACACCCCGCCGAGCGGGTTCACGGAGGTCGCGGACGTCGCGCCCTGGTCGATGGCGTACAAAATCTCGACCGCGGGCGGCAGCGAGTCGGCGGCCTCCGGGACGTTCAGCCCGAGCCAGATTTGGGGGGCCGCCCTCGTCGCGCTGGCCCCGGCGTCCAGCGGCGGCGCCACGGGCGATGCTGCGCTCTCGGGTACCGGGACCCTGTCGTCCTCAGGCCTTCGCGGTACGGCAGGAGCATCGTCTCTGGCGGTGACAGCGAGTCTCTCGGTGTCCGGCTCTCGCGGTGTCGCGGGCGACTCGTCGCTGGCAACGACCGCAGACCTGTCCGCCTCGGGCTTTCGCGGTACGACGAGTTCGACTGCTCTCGCATCGACCGCCACGCTGTCGGCGTCCGGTTCGCACGGCACCGCAGGAGACTCGTCCCTCGCATCAGCCGCGGGCCTGTCTGCGGCTGGTCTTCGCGGTACGGCGGGCTCAACTGCTCTCACGGCGACGGCGGACCTGTCTGCCTCAGGTCTTCGCGGTACGGCGGGAGGCTCGTCCCTCACGGCGACGGCGGACCTTTCCGCGGATGGTGTACGGGCCGCCGCGAGCTCTTCCGCTCTGGCAGCGGCGGCCGCCTTGTCGGCGTCGGGCTTGCGGGCAACCGCAGGCGACGCGGCGCTGGCCACCACAGCCGGGATGACCGCGGGCGGCCTTCGAGGGGCGGTCGGGGCGGCGGGCCTCGAGGTGGCAGCATCGCTGATCGCCGACGGCACCGTGGCCAGTGGCGGAAGCGGCAGTGCGGTACTCGCCGCCACTGCAGCTCTTGCGGCAGCGGGGTCGGCCGGCCGACGTGTCGATGTGGGACTCGGCGGGACGGCGGCCCTCACGGCGTCCGGGCTGATCGGGTCCACGTCTGGTGGGAGCACGGTCATCACCGTGGGACTTCAGGCGTCCGGGCTGGTCGACGGCACGGTAGTGCGCGGCACAGCTCGAGGAGCTGCAGGAGCCGGGCCGCTGGCCCGCCGCGGTCAGCCGGCCGGGCCTCGGGCGCAGCGCGGAAAGTCAGCTGTACCGACGGCCAAAGGGGGAGCCCAGTGATTGACCTCGGAGCCGTGTACCAGGTGGCTGTGGACGTCGCCGATGCGTCAGGCACCCCCACGAACCCGGGCTCGGTCGACCTCACAATCATTCTGCCGGACGGTTCGACGGTCAGTCCCGCCGTGCCGACGCCGACGGTGGTCGGGCAGGTCCGCGTCGACTACGTGACCGTTCAAGCTGGCCGGCACGTGTGGCGGCTCGTCACCAGCGGGCCGACCACCTCGTATGCGGATGTTTTTGACGTACAACCCGAGATGCCTGTCGGCATCGTGTCGCTCGCGTATGCCCGCACCCAGTTGGGCATGGGCCCGTCGGAGACCGCGGACGACGACGCGTTGCGTGGCTTCATCGCTGCGGCGACGGGCGCGGTGGAGCGGGCGCTCGGCCAGGTTGTGGTGCGACGCACCGTCGTTGAGCAGCATCGGATCGGCCGGGCCACCGAGGTTCTCCTTCGCAAGGTGCCGGTGCTGTCCCTCACGTCGGTGTCGGCCGTGGATGGTTCGAGGACATGGGACCCGGCGAACATGCAGTTCGACGCCGACACGGGCCTGTTGAGGGTCGCGTCCGGAGAGCGGCTCTCGGGCGACGTGGACTTCACCTACCAGGCGGGCCGGGTCGTCATCCCGGCCGACTATCGCCTCGCGGGGCTCATCATCCTTCAGCACCTCTGGGAGACCAGGCGGGGCGCGATGGGCGTGCAGATGGGCGGGACGGACGACTACATGCCTGGCCCTGGCTTTGCGATCCCGCGGCGGGCGCTGGAGCTGATCGGCCTGTCGATGCCGGGGGTGGCGTGATGGCGTGGCGGTCAAAGACACCGGATCTGATGGACGCCCTCGTGTCGGCCTGGCGACAGGCGCCGTCTCTGGAGGGCACCGTCGTCCAGGATGGCCCGTTCGTGGACCAGTCGCCCACGCAACGCCTGCTGTGTGTGGGGTGGACGGGTGGCGACGACGAGACGTCCGTGGAAGGCACCCTCCAGCAGGAGGGCCTGGCGCGGACACCGGACCGCGAGCAGATCACGGTCCGGTGCGCGGCAGCTGTCCTTCGGGGCGACACCGACGCTTCGGCGGCCCGTCGCGACGTCTACGAGCTGATGGGCGCCGCGGGCGATGTCATCGCGCTGGACCGCACGCTCGGTGGCGTGATGCGCGCAAGCGTCGGCTCGCACCAGATGACCTGGAACCAGACGAAGAACGGTATGCAGGCGATCGTCGTCTTCGAGGTGACGACGGACGGCTACACCGGCCGCTGACTACCGCGTGATGGTCCCACCGAGCGCTTTCGCGATCTTCGGGGCCATGCGGTTGGTGATGGCCCGGTCCTCGCTGCTGGAGGGGAGACTGACGGCCCACGTGTCGCCGGTGACGGCGATTCCGCCCATGCTCTGCGAGATCCCTGCCCAAGCCGTGAGGGCCTTGTCGTTGGGGAAGATGTTGATGCCGCTGTCGCCGATCTGCTGGCCGGTCTTCTCGCTGATGCCGAGGTCGTAAGACTTCCCGCCGGTGTCGCTGATGTAGTTGTCGCTGGTGTCCTCGTGGACCATCGTCACGACGAGTCCTGCGGCGGTCATCTTGTCGGCGATGGCCTGGGCGCTGGTGTAGTGCTGCTTCTTCGGCCCTGCGGCGGGTCTCGCGGTCGTCGCGCTGCTGTGTCCCGCCGTGTCCGCCTTGGGGCTGTCGTCCGGGCCGAGCAGCGCCCATCCGCCTGCCCCGATGACGATTCCGACAACTCCTGCTGTGACTGCCGTGATCGCGGTCTTCATGGTTCCCCCCTGCGTTCTTCATGTCCTGATGGTCCGGATCGTCCCAGTGGGCTGACGGGCGGTCAACCGATTCGAGAGGACTGCCCTGATGGCTGCTCTCCCCATTCATGTGGTCCCGGTGACGGGGCTGCGCTACGACAACCTGCTCACCCCCGCAGCGGCTGGCGATACGTGCGCGACTGGCGGCGGCGTGCTGCTGCTGGTCGCGAACGGCGACAGCAGCGATCACACGGTGACTCTGGCGACGCCACAGACTGTGGCTGGGCTGGCCGTCGCCGACCGGTCGGTGACAGTCGCCCACGGCGGCACCGCGGCGATCCCCGTCACAGATCTGTACCGCGACCCTTCCACGGGCCGTGCGGCCCTCTCCTACGACGCGGTGACGTCCATGACGGTCGCCGCGATCCGGGTGGGCCTGTGATGACCGCCGTGACGATGCGGCACCCGACGCTGCCGCCGACGCAGACCATTACCGTCACCCAGCGGTCCGTCCCGCACCATCAGGCCGCTGGCTGGGAAGTCGTCGTCGACGTGCCCGCGACCAAACCGCAGGCCGTGCACCACCAGCCCGCTGACGGCGGGGATTCATCGGAGCCGGTCGCGCCGAAGCGCCGCCGTGCGCACAAGGAGGAAGACTGATGTCAGCGACCCCGATCACCCAGGCAACCCGGTACTTCGCACCCGGGATCAGCAAGGTCCTGTACGTGCCGACGATCTCCAACCCTGCGTCGCCGACCCGCTCGGAGCTCGACGCGGGCACCGACCTGTCGGGAGAGCTCAACGCCCTCGACGGCTGGACGGTCACCTCCGACACCGCCGACACCCCCGACCTCGTCTCGACGTTCGTCGGCAAGCTGCCGACGACCACGTCCGCCGACGACTCCAGCCTCACCATGTACTCCTCCGAGGACGGCCAGGACGTCCGTTCGCTGCTGTCTCGGAACACCCGCGGCTTCATCGTCTGGATGGACGGGGGCGACGACCCGAGCAACACGATGGACGTTTTCCCGATCCTCGTCTCGGCGTGCTCGAAGCAGCGGTCCATGTCGGACCCGGCGCTCATCATGGTGACCTGCGTCGTCACCCGCGAGCCGAGCGAGGACGTCGCGATCCCCGCTGCGGCCTGATGCCGAGCCGGCGCTCCAACGTCACGATGCGCGGCGGGGACGACCTGCGGCGCATCTCCAAAGAGCTGCGGGCCGTGGACGACAAGACGCTCAAGAAGCAGTTCAGCAAGGAACTACGGGCCGCAGCGAAACCGCTCGTGCCGATCACCCGCAAGGCGATCCGCGCGATCCCGTCGTCCCGGGCGTATTCCGCGGCCGGCCTGCGCGGTCGCCTGTCGAAGGCCGTAAAGGCGGAGGTGCGGGTGTCCGGCAAAGAGGCCGGTGTCCGCATTCGTGTCGACGGCCGGAAGATGGCCACCAAGCAAGGCTCGCTGCCCGCGTTCATGGAGGGCACGAAGAAGCCCTGGCGGCACCCGGTGTACGGGAACACGAATGCGTGGGTGTCCCAGGGCCCGAGCCCGTACTTCTACAAAGCCCTGAGGCCCAAGGCCGGCCCGCTCGCGCGCAAGGCGGTCAACCGGGTCGTCGCCGACGTCAGCAAGAAGATCACCTAGGAGAACCATGTCCCTGTCCCGCGATGCCATCCTCGGCGCCGTCGACTCCCAGACCGAGACGGTCGACGTACCCGAGTGGGGTGGCAAGGTCAGCGTCCGGTCCCTCACCGGCCGCGAGCTGGATAGCTACAACAACTCCCTGCGGAAGCAGGTCGGCAACCAGGTGGTGATGCAGCCCAACGCGCACGCCAAGCTGGTCGCCCTGGCGCTGGTCGACGAGCACGGCGTCCGACTCTTCACCGACAAGGACGTCGAGGCCCTGGGGCGGAAGAACTCCAAGGTGCTCGACCGGCTGTGGGACGTGGCCGCCCGGCTCTCGGGCCTCACGGAGGAAGAGCAGGCGGAGATGGAGGGAAACTTCGAAGCCGGGACGACCGGCAGTTCCAGTTCATCCTCGCCCGCGCCCTCGGACGGACCCGTGCAGAGCTACTGAGCAGCATCTCGGCGCGCGAATTGCTCGAGTGGCAGCTCTTCTATCAGCTCGAACATGAAGAGCAGGAACGCGCTGAGGCTGAGGCGATCGAGCAGGCCGATCATCCGAACCGCCCGATGACCAACCTCTGAGCAGACACGGGAGGGGGTCCTCTCGTGGTGAGTACGGCGGTCCTCTACGACCTGATCGCACGCGATAGCGCGTCGAAGACTTTCGACAAGGTCGGCCGTAGCGCGGACAAGATGAACAAGGGCTTCGGCATCCTCGCGAAGGGTGCGGCGGCGGCAGGCATTGCCCTGGTCGCACTCGGCGCCGGGGCCGCCGAGGCGGCGGAGAAGGCGACCGAGTTCCAGTCGTCGATGACGAAGATCCAGACGCAGGCCGGTGCCAGCGCGAAGGACGTCGCCACTCTAACCAAGCAGGTACTGAAGCTGGCTCCGTCGACCCAGCAGGGCCCGCAGGCGCTGTCCGAGGCGCTGTACCACCTCAAGAGCGTCGGCATGGACAACGTCAGCGCCATGAAGGCGCTGAAGACGGCGAGCGACCTGGCCGCGGTGGGTGGCGCGGACCTCGAAGACACCACCAACGCGCTGGCTGGCGCGTGGCGGACGGGAATCAAGGGCGCCACGAACTTCGGGCAGGCCGCGGCCACCGTCAACGCCATCATCGGCGCGGGCAACATGACGATGACGGACTTCACGGACGCCTTGAGCTCCGGGATCCTGCCGACGGCCAAGACCTTCGGTTTGACCATGGGACAAGTCGGGGCCGCTCTCGCCCTCTTCACCGATGAGGGCGTTCCCGCGAACAGCGCGGCGACCCGTCTGCGTATGTCCATCTCGCTGCTGGGTGCACCCTCAGGCGCAGCGGAGAAGCAGCTCAAGAAGATCGGCTTGACCGGTCTGGAGCTCGCGAACGCGATGCGCGGCAAGGACGGCATCATCGGGGCGATCCAGCTCCTGAAGAACCACCTGGACGCGTCCGGCCTCAGTGCCTCGCAGCAGTCGCAGATCCTGAGCCACGCGTTCGGCGGCGGCAAGTCGTCGTCCGCGATCCTGTCCATGGTCAACAACTTGGACGTCCTGAAGCAGAAGCAGGAGCAGGTCAACAAGTCCACGGGCAAGTACGGGGCGGCCGTCAAGACGCAGCGCCAAACCGCCGAGGCGCAGTGGAAGATCCTGTCGAGCAGTCTCGATACGCTGACGATCCAGCTCGGCATCAAGCTGCTGCCGCCGATCACGAAGTTTGTGAAGTACCTGTCCCAGACAGCCCTGCCAGCTGCGGAGAAGGTCGGCGCCGCGATCCGCAAGCTGGTCCCCGTCGACCAGATCAAGAAGGACGTCACGACGGCGACGGGCGTCATCAAGGGTTTCCTCAAGCAGGTCGGGGCCAAAGACGCCCTCTCGTCGGCGAAGAAGTCCATCACCGGCGCGCTCGGATTGACCAGCAAAGCGAAGGCCCCGAAGCCGCCAGCGCCGTACAAGCCGCAACCCACGGACTCGCCGCACGCAGGAACCGGCAAGACAGCCCCCTCGAACCTCCCTGTCGGCCCCGCGCTCCAGAACAAGCAGCAGAAGAGCCTGAGCAAGCCTCACGCCGGTGTCGGCTCCGTTGCGCCCCTCGTCAAGGCCACGCCGCTTCCTACGCTGCCGCATGGCGGCTCGGGACTGTCGGCACCCCTGGTCACACCGAAGACCGCCCCGAAGCCGGTTGTCTCAGCAGCGCAGAAGCAGGGCCAGCAGCTCGCGAAGACCCTGAACTCTGCGATCTCGTCGATCGACTGGGGCAAGGTCGGCTCCATCCTCGGCAAGGGCCTCGGGAGTGCGATCGACTGGGTGGTCTCGCACGCCTCCGACCTGTCGAAGAAGATCGCGAGCATCTTCGAGAAGATCGACTGGACCAACGTCGGCAAGGTGCTCGGCAAGACCGCGATCCCCTTGGCGATCGGCATCATCACGTCGCTCTTCGACCCGCTGTTCAGTGTGGACTTCTGGAAGAAGCACTGGCTCGACACGATCATCGCTGTCATCTCCGTCATCCCCATCGGCAAGGTGGGAGACGTAGTCGGGAAGCTCCTGAGCAAGGTCCCATGGGGCAAAGTCGGCGAGCTTTTGGGAAAGCTCCTCAGCAAGATCCCGTGGGGCAAAGCGGGTGACCTGGCCAAGGGGATCGGGAAGCTCTTCTCCGACGCCGCGAAGCACGTGGGCGACTGGTTCAAGAGCATCAAGGACGCCCTGACTCGGCAGTTCCCGAAGATCGCAGGCTGGATCTCCGACCAACTGACCCTGCTACCTGTCCGCATCGAGGACCTCGGCCGGTTGCTGAAGAAGAAGTTCAGCGACCTACTCGGGGACGTCGGCAAGTGGATCACCGATCATGTTCCGGGCCTGGGCAGCAAATTCACCCGCGGCCTGCTGAAAGTGTGGGGCCGGTTCACGTTCTACAAGACCGGGATCAACCTGATCGAAGGCCTGTACAACGGCATCGTCGCGAAGATCAGCACGGCATACGACTGGGTGAAGACCAACATCGTCGACCCGGTGGTCAACGGCGTGAAGGACGCGCTTGGCATCCACTCACCGTCGAAGGTTTTCTCCGGCATCGGGGGGAACATTGTCTCCGGTCTCAAGTCGGGAATCCTCAACGCCGCCTTGAAGATCGGCTCATGGGTGTACAGCCACCTCGTGTCGCCGATCCTGACCCGCATGGCCGGCGCAGGATCGTGGCTGGTCTCGAAGGGCCGCAGCGTCGTCACCGGCCTGAAGAACGGCGTGCTGGCCGGAGCCAAGTCGATCGCGACATGGGCATTTACGCACGTTGCCCAGCCGCTCACGTCGCGCTTCTCGGCAGCGAAGTCGTGGCTCCTCTCGCGCGGCTCGCAGCTCGTGTCGGGTCTGAAGAACGGGGTGCTGGCCGGGGCGAAGGCCATCGGCTCGTGGGCGTTCAGCCACGTCGCTCAGCCCCTCACCTCCCGGTTCTCCGCCGCGAAGACGTGGCTGACCAGCCGCGGTTCGCAGCTGATCTCCGGCCTCAAGTCCGGCATCAGCGGCGCCATCAAAGGCATCGGGACCTGGGTGAAGTCGCACATCGTCGACCCCGTCGTCAACGCGGTGAAGAAGTACTTCGGCATCCATTCGCCGTCGACCGTCTTCGCCTCGCTCGGCGGCCACCTGACGGGCGGCCTCCTCAAGGGCATGGCGCAGACCGGCGGCACGCAGATCGCCAAGCGTGTCTTCGGGTCCCTGCCGAAGGCCCTCGGATCCCTCGTCAAGAAGGGCCTCGTCCACATCGAGGCCCTACCGGGCAAGGCGCTCAAGGCGCTTGGTGGCCTCGGCGGTGACCTGCTCGGCTTCCTCGGGATAGGCGGAGGCAGCGGCACCTCAGGGTCCAACCAGAAGATCGGCAAGACCATGATGGAGGCCATCGGCTGGAGCGATGACCAGTGGCCTGCCCTCAAGGCGCTGTGGAACGGCGAGTCAGGCTGGAACCAGAACGCCTACAACGCCGCCTCCGGGGCGACGGGCATCCCCCAGTCGCTGCCCGGCTCGAAGATGGCGTCCGCGGGCGCCGACTGGCGGACCAACCCGGCAACCCAGATCGAGTGGGGCCTCGGCTACATCCGCAACCGGTACGGCTCACCCGCCGCGGCCTACGCGCAGTGGCTCGCCCGCTCACCGCACTGGTACGACGAGGGCGGCCTGGCGCGCGGCAAGGGCTTCATGCCGAAGAACACGTCGGCACCCGAGCGGGTCCTCTCGCCGCGGCAGACCGCCGCGTTCGAGCGGCTCGTCGACGTCCTCAGCAACGGCGGCGGCAGCAGCAGTACGCAGCCGGTCACCGTGCACGTCCACTTCGATGACCCGACACTCAAGGACCTGATCGACGTGCGCGTCGACTGCGGCCTCGACGACCTCAGCACAGCTCTCACGGCAGGGAGGAACGAGTAGATGGCCATCCCGGGCAACTTCCTGTCGCCGACCACCGAGACGGTTGACCCGGACACATCCGGATGGACCACGATCCTCAACTGCACGAAGACGCTGGGCACGGGCGGGCGCGCCGGAGCGGGCACGCTGCTGCTCACGTCAGCGGCCTCCGGCGAGATGCAGGCGAGGACCGCCACCGGCTACCCCGTAATCGTCGGCCAGACCTACGAGACGTTCGCGGACGCCTCATCGACGACCCAGGCCGAACGCATCGGGATTCAGTGGCTGAACAGCAGCGGCACCGTCCTGTCGACGACGTGGTCGCTGACAACGTCAGCGGCGAGCGTGACGTGGCACCGCGTCAGCGTCGCGGGTCCCGCACCGACCGGCACGGCGACAGCGCGCGTAGTGCTCTCTGCCACGCCGACCGCCGCGGCGAGGACGCACTCATTCGAGAACGTGTACCTGGGTACGCCCCTCAGAACTGCCGGCAACCTGCTCGGCTTCGATACAGAGTCCTTCGAGATCGACACGTCCGGATGGGGCGTTGAGGCGAACTGCGCCCTTTCGCGGACAGTGCCGATCCTCTCGTGGCCCATCGACTTCTACACCGCCGGCGGGCAAGTCCTGGCGCTGACCGCATCGGGCTCCGGGAACATGTCGGCGCTCTGCGTGGACCGACCGTCCGTCACGCCGGGAGTCGACTACCGAGCCGACTGCTACCTCAATCCGCCGACCCTATCGGCTCAGACATGGATCGAGCTGCGGTTCTACAACGCCTCCGGCACCCAGCTCAGCGCCACCCGCGCCACCCTCGCCCCCGTGACGACGGGATACATGCGCCAGCGCGTATCCGCGCCCGCACCGGCGAGTGCGGCAACATGCGCGGTCGCCGTCGGCATGGCCAGCGCCACGTCCGGTCAGGTCATACACGTCGAAACCGTCGTCGTCATAGACGCGACGAATGTGCTGGCCGAGGGAAACGTCATCCCCTACGCCGACGCCAGCTTCGAACAGGGCGTCGGATCATGGACACGCACCTCAGGTTCTGCCACGCTGACCCGCTCGACCCCGTGGGGGGCGCAGGCATTCGACGACTCCTACTCGCTTACGGTGTCCAGCACCTCGGCGTCGAACAATGTGCTGGCGAGCGCGCAATACCCCATCTCCGCCGGACCTTGGCGCGCTGAGACCCACTTCAAGGTCACCAGCGGCGCATGGTCAGCCGGAGTTGGGATCCACTGGTACGACACCGGTGGCACGTCGCTCGGCACGTCCACCCTGTCGCCGGCGCCAATCCCCAACGACGGCCACTGGTGGTTCTTTCTCGTCGACGCGCCCGCACCCACAGGGGCCGCCACAGCCCGCGTCGAGGTGACGGCCAACGCAGGCACCAGTAGCTCCGTCCTCCAGGTCGATGCAGCCGAACTCGCCCCCCACTCCTCGGGCTTCTCCCTCAACTTCGACAGCTCCCTCGGCCGGATCACCCTCATTCTGCGTGACCTCCCAGTCGGCGACATGATCCGCCTGTATCGCGTTGTCAACGGCACACAGACCCTGGTCCGCGGGCCGGCCGGGTGGGTCGACGGGCAGGTCATCGATACCGATCAGATGATCGTCGAAGACTATGAAGCCCCTATCGGCGCTGTCGTGAGCTACCGCGTCGAGTTCTACGGGGCCGACGGATCGTCTGACGGCTTTCGAGACAGTCCCACCGGCCGACTCTCCCTGCCCGACCCGTCGGACTGCTGGATCAAAGACCCGCTCCAACCCGAACGGAACATCCTGCTGCGCGCCTCGGTCGCGCCGGACTGGACACGGCCCATCGAGCTGACCGAGTACCGCGTCCGCGGCCGCCGCAACTCCGTGATCCTCTCCGACGTCCGCGGCGGCCTCACCGGCACCGTACTGGTCTGGACGACGACCGACGCCGAACGCACAGCCCTGCACTTCGCGCTCGACTCCGGCGACCCGCTCCTGCTGCAGTTCATGCCAGGCCTCGGACTCGACGACGCCTACTACTCCATCGGAGAGGCCAGCGAGCCCCGCTTCTCCCCAGTCGGCAGCGAGCCCCGCCGCCAGTGGTCCCTGCCGCTCATACAAGTCGACGCGCCCATCGGCGGCGTCGGCGGCACCGCCGGGTGGACCGTCCAAGACCTCCTGTCCACCTGGGACACCAGCCTCGACGTCGCCAACGGCTACAACACAGTCCTCGACGTGGCACTCGACAACCGGGGGACCTGATGTACCCCGAGCCGCAGCCAGGCTTCCTCTCCGCACTCAACTACAGCCACCGGGTAGCGACGAGAGTCGACCTGTTCCTCACCGACGGGACAGTGCAAACCCTCGACCACACCGGCGGTTCCGTCACAGCAGACCGCGGGCAGTCTGCCCGCCGCACCTGCACTGTGACGCTCGCCGACCTGTCGCTCATCCCGCGCACCCCAGCCGACAAGCTCAGCGTGTACGGCTCACAGCTACTCGTCTCCCGCGGCCTGTACATGGGCGGCCAGCCCGTACTCGCACCCATCGGACGCTTCCGCGTCGACTCCGTCACCGGCGACCCCGACGTCGGACCCGTCACCATCTCCGGCACGGGCCTCGAGGCATTCATCTCCGACGACGCATTCACCGCACCCACCACCGTCCTCAGCTCGGCGACCACCGCCGTCGGCGGCATCACCCAGCTCATCCACGAAACGATGCCCGCCGCGATCGTCATCAACCAGGTGTCGGACCAGAGCGTCGGCACCATGACGTGGAACCAGCAAGACAACCGATGGACCGCGGCACAGAGTCTCGCGACAGCACTCGGGGCAGAACTGTACGCAGACGCCGCCGGCCAATTCATCATCGCCGCGCTACCCGACCTGACCGGCGCCAACACCGTCTGGGAGGTCGCCGCGGGCGAGGGCGGCGCCTACATCAGCGCCAACCGCGGCATGAGCCGAGACCAGGTCTTCAACTCTGTAACGGCCTACGGCGAGAACAGCGTCGACGACGCACCGCCCGTGCAGGCCACCGTCGAAGACGACGACCCGACCTCGCCCACCTACGTGAACGGGCCCTTCGGTCGGGTACCAACGTTCTACAACTCGGCGACCCTGACCTCCGTCGGACTATGCACATCAGCCGCCGCGCAACTCCTGTCAACGTCCCTGCGCCCGAACGCCTCGGCGGACATCACCAGCCTGCCCAACCCGCTCCTCGAACCCGGCGACGTGATCCGCGTCGTCTACGGCGACGGTTCCCGCGAGCTCCACCAGGTCCAATCCTTCACGATCAGCCTCGACACATCCGGCGGCTTCAACCTCGCCACCATCGCCGCCAAGGAGGACACGTGACGAGGAAAGCCGCCCTTCAGGCAGCAGCCCGCGTGAAGACCACGGCACGCAGCACCGCCCAGGCCGACCCTGTTGCCCGCGGCGCCGACTGGCAAGGCGCCACCGTCGCCACAGTCAACGATGACGGGACCATCGTCACCACCGACGGGATCCCCGCACGCCGCATGGAGTCCTATCCGTCGCCCGCCGTTGGCGACCTCATCCACGTCTCCCGCTCCGGCGCAGGGAACTGGAGGGCCGAGGGCCGCCCGGCCACCAGCGCCACGTTCGTGCAGAAGCCGACCGACACCGGCCACGCCAGCGCGACCGTGACCTCCGACCCGCACCTCACCCTGCCGGTCACCGCCGGGGCCACCTACAGGGTCGAATGCCACATCAGCGCCATCTGCACCGTCGACCCGGGCGACATCAACATCGGCTTCAGCGCACCGAGCGGCGCGGCCGGCTGGTGGTCGGCGTTCGGGCAGCCCTCCTCGACGACCTCCGACACCGGCACGCTCCGCACCCTCGAGCGCGTATGGACGGACACGCTGGTCCTCGGAACGCTCACCACACCCCCGCTGATCATCCGCGTGGAAGGGCTCCTCGTCGTCGGCGCCACCGCCGGAACCCTCACCTTCCAGTTCGCCCGCAACATGGGCACCGGCACCACCACCGTCCGCGCGCACTCGTGGCTCGACCTGCACCGCGTCGCCTGAAGGAGACTTCGTGCCCACCGACCCCTACGGCCAGGGCATCACCTGGCTCGACTACACCGACAAACCGGACCTCGTCGTCATGGGCGCCGGCATCGCCCAACCGCTCACCCAACGCTCGAACATGGTCTTCCAAAACGCCTCCACACGCGACGCCACCATCACCGCGCCCATCGAGGGCATGGAGGCTTGGCTGCTCGACCAGGGCATCAAGACCGTCTTCGACGGCACCTCCTGGTCGACGATGGCGGCAGGCTCGCAGGTCTGGACGACACCCGCCCTCGCCTCCGGGTACAGCAACAGCGGCAACAGCAACGGCAACGCCGCCTACCGGCTCGTCAACCTGTTCGGCGACATGACCGTCATGTGGCGCGGCGGCATCAACGTCCCCTACTCCGGCGGCAGCCCTACGCACGGCGGGAACTTCCTCAGCGCCGCGATCCCCAGCCCGTCCCGGCCGGCGACGAAGCGCACCGTAACCGCCGCCTGCTCCGCTGTCGCCTCCGACAGCCTCAGCGTAAAGATCGACTTCAACTCGGACGGCACCGTCCAGATCGTCACCCAAGGCGGAGTGCAACCGCCGTGGGTCAGCCTCAACAACATCATGTACAGCCTCACCAACTGAGTCGGCCAGACGGCCAGCCGCCGCCATCACGCCCTTCGTTCTACCGCCGCCCGTCGAGGCGGCTTTTTCATGCCCTGGAGGCATCTGTGACTGTCTACCGCCACCGCTACCAGCCGACGGACCCGCGGCTCGGCCGGCACATCGTCCACGACTCTCGGTCGCTCGACTACGCCCACCACGTCCTTCCGCAAACCGCGCTGAAGTCTGTGCAGTGGCAGCGTCGCATCCCGATACTCGACCAGGGCCAGGTCGGCTCGTGCACCGGCAACGCACTCACCGGCGTGATCGGCACCGACTCCGCAGGCCGCACCGCGTCCCCGGTTGTCCAGCTGAAGGCCGACGGCAAGAAGATCTTCAAGGCGGGCACGTACACGCTCGACGAGAAGACCGCGCTCAGGTTCTACTCGCTGAACACCCGCGAGGACGACGCGGACGGCCAGTACCCGCCCGACGACACCGGCTCCTCCTCGCTCGCCGCAGGCAAGTCGGGGAAGGCCGTCGGTCTGTTCAGCGACTACCTGCACGCCTTCAGCCTGCAGGCCATGCAGACCGCGCTCCAGACGGGTGCTGTCCTGATCGGCATCCCCTGGTACCAGAGCATGTTCACGCCGAAGCGCGACGGGTCCCTCGACGTGGACCCGGAGTCGGGTGTCGGGGGTGGCCACGAGCTGTGCGTCTCTGGATGGGACCGGACGCAGTTCAAGATCGACAATTCGTGGGCTGCGTCCTGGGGCGACCAGGGCTCCTGCTACGTCACCAACGCCGACATGCAGCAGCTCCTCTCCGACGGAGGCGACTGCCTCAAGCCGAAGTTCGCGGGGCACTGATGACCATCAAGGGCCAGGACTGGGCCGGTTACCAGCCCGCGAAGCCGTCCACCTCGGGGCTCAGCTTCACCTTTATCAAGGCGACTGAGGGCACCTCGTACATCAACCCGAACATGGCGTCACAGGCGTCGACCGCGCGTGCTGCTGGCCTCGTCGTCGGGTTCTACGCGTTCGTCCACACCGGCAACATCCAGGCGCAGGCCGAGTACTTCGTAGAGAAGTGCGCCAGCGTCGACGGCGACATCCTCGCCTGCGACTGGGAGACCGACCCGTCCACCGGCAAGCACCCCACCTGCGCCGAGAAGGACGCCTTCATCAAGGCCGTAAAGAAGCTGCGACCCACGCACCGCACCGTCCTTTACTGCAACGTCAGCTACTGGAAAACCATCGACACCACGTCGTACTGCGGCGACGGCCTGTGGATCGCCGACCCCAGCCACGCGGCCGGGAAGCCGGCCATCGACCACCCGTGGACGTTCCACCAGTACGGCATCAGCGGAGCCGACGTCGACGTCGCGAACTTCGCCACCAAGGCCGCCCTGAAGACGTGGGCGACCGGCACCACTCCTCCCGCACCTCCGACACCCCCGGAGCCCAACGTGGAATCCAACACCGAGATGCTCGAAGACCTGACCGGCAACCTGCTGCACATCGGGAGCCTGTCCGAGAAGGACGCCAAGGGCGACCCCGTCGAGCACGGCGCGGGCTACTACCTCGCCCACACCCACTACGACGCGCTGCAGGTCCACGACCAGGCCGCGCGCATCGAGGACAGCCTCACCGCGCTCACCGCGAAGACCGACACCCTCACCAAGGCCCTCGCCGACCTCGCCGCAGTCGTCGCCTCCCTCATCCCGCCCAAGTCCTGACCCAGATCGGATCCGTCATGACCACACTCCACCTCGATCTCGCCTACTGGCTCGGCCTGCTCACCTCGGTGGTGCTGCCCGTCCTCGTCGGCCTCGTCACCACGAAGGTCACCAGCGCCGGCACCAAGGCCGTCATCCTGCTCGCCCTGTCCGTCCTGAACGGCTTCCTCGTCGAGCTCGGCGACCACGGCTCCAACTGGAGCTGGGGCACCGCCGCAGTCCTCGCCCTCGTCACCTTCGGCACCGGCGTGCTCACCCACTTCGGCCTGTGGAAGCCCACCGGCGTATCCGCCAAGGCGCAGGCCCTCGGCACGAAGAAGACCGCGACCGCCGCGGCCTGACCTGATCGGAGCAGCACGTGCCTGACGAGCCGACCCTCGGCGAGGTCATGCGCCGCCTCGAAGACGTCCGCCTCGACCTGAAGGAAGACTTCAGGGAACTGGGGGTACGGCTCGACAGCAAGGTCTCCCTCGAGCGCTACCAGCTCGAGCAGGTCGCCCGCGACAGCACCGTCACCGCGCTCACCGAGCGCGTGAAGGGCCTCGAGGAAGCGGCCAAGGAGAAAGAGCAGCAGCGAGCAGCGGACCGGCGCCTCATCTTCAGCGCGCTGATCGTGCCCGTCCTGATCGTGCTGCTGCAGGTGTACCTCTCTACCAGGGGGGCGAGCGCGTGAGCTCTCACGTCTCGCCCGCCAAAGCCAAGCGCCGCAAGGACATCTGGTACGTCCTCGGCGTGGCCGCCGCGCTGGCCGCGCTCGCCTGGGTCGTCATCACCATGCAGGGCCTGTCCCACGACCTACGCGCCTCGAACACCGCCCGGGATCAACTCGCCGCACAGGTACAGCGGCTGGGAGGCAAGCCGGTCGCAGGGCCACCCGGATCCCGCGGAGAACCCGGCAAGGGCGTCATCGGCCCTGTCGGCCCGTCCGGATCGCCAGGACCCAGCGGCCCGCCCGGCCAGAAGGGGAGCAAGGGCAGCAACGGCTCCGACGGCAGCAACGGCAAGAACGGCGCGAACGGCAGCGACGGCACAGGCCCGTCTGGAGAACCCGGCACGCCAGGCGTCGACGGAGCAGCCGGACAGCAGGGCCCCGCCGGCGACCCGGGACCGGCCGGCCCCCAGGGCGACCCAGGGCCCCAAGGCCCCCAAGGCGACAAGGGCGACACCGGACCCGCCGGACCGTCCTGCCCGGACGGCTACAGCCTCCAGCCCCCACCCAGCGACCCGGACGCCCTCGAATGCCGCCGCGACTCGGCGCCCACTGACGGCAACGGCACCACGCCACAGGCGATCGGCCTCGACCCCACCCGCCGCCAATACCCGTGAGGAGGACGCCCGTGACGCAGCCACCCGACCAGCCCGCACCGGTCCCCGCGCAGCCGCGCATCGACCCGGCCGCCGCCGACCTGGGCACGATGGTCGAGCTCGGCCTCGCACCCGAGCAGCCGGAGCCACCAGAACCCGATCCGGCACACGATGATCCACCGCAGGATGGCTCCTGACGAAGCGAAGCCCCCACCGTCCGCCTTCATGGCGGCGGTGGGGGCTTCTTCTTGCCAGAGGCTCGCCTACTCGTTGGTTCCCCTCCTCGGAGACCTGGCGTGCCCGCGGGCGATCCCCGACACCCGTTCCGGCTTCACGCCGAGTTGGGGCGCCATCTCGGTGTAGCTCATCCCGTCTCGCTCATGCAGCGTGCGCACGACGCGTTGGCGCTGTTCTCGCAGCCAACTCTGCAGGTTCGGCGCGGCGTTTAGCGCTTCGGTGAGCGCCTTGGCCTGCTCGATTGTCTCGGGTCCTTCGACGAGCTCGGCGAGACTGGCGAACGGTTCGGGTGGAGTCTCCATGCGGCGAGTTTAGTGGGTACCCGTCAGAAACTTAATGGGTACCCACTTGACCAAATTGATGGGTACCCACTAAGTTGGAGTCATCGGGAAGGCCCACATTAAAAAGGAGGAACTCGCATGGCATCGGATCGTGCCCCTGCGCAGCCCAAGGCTCCGGGCAAGGTCACTCTGGCGGATGTGCAGCGATACCCCCGCTACTACATCGCGGGCCCTGGCCGCAGGGCCGCCAGTCTCTCCTACTGCGAGCACCGCTATCCGCTCACCGCATCCTGCCCCCTCTGCCCCTGACCAGCAAGGAGAGACCATGCCCCGAGACATCAGGCCGCTCAGCTCGTACAGCGGCGGCGGCTACGACGACATCGACCGGGCGGCGGCGCTCGCCCTGCGCGCACCACTCCTTGCACTGCTGCACGGCATGCCGGCTCCGGACCGCGCCCCATGGCTGGCGAACCTCACTGCGGGGCTCCTGTCCGGCGCCGTGGATGGCCAGGAGGTCGATCGACAGTCGGACGCCTACAAAACTGGGTGGCGGATGTCGCTACTCCTCACAGAAGAGGGGCATGCGTGAGCGGGCTTCCCGACCTGAGTCCGGTGGCGCACTTCCGCGGCCTGAAAGTCGGCGATCGGATCGATGTGCTGTGGACTGAGGATGCGCGCCCCGTCCCCGCAGAGGTGAAGCAAACCGCGGCCTTCGGGGCGCTGGTCGGCGTTGACCCGACCGCGGACCCGGCATGGTGCTGTGGGCCGTTCGAGATGTATGTGACTCAGCAGTGCGCCGACGGAAGTTGGGCTCGCTGAATGTGCCCTGACAGAACGTCGCCCCAGCCACTTCGGATGGCTGGGGCGACGTTCTGTCAGGGCACCTGTCGCGAGCGATGACTCTCGATAACTCACACGTAGCAAGGCTGAGAAGCCCTGGCGATCACGCAACTGAGTGGTTGATAATGACAGTTATCCTAGCCTTGGAGGTTGCCGTGCAAGCCAGCCCGGAAGAGATGCGCCGAAAGATCAGCGAGGAGATCGGCCGACGGCAGCGACGGGGTGGCCGCCAGTTGAAGCGCCGTCTCCTTGGGCATGGGGCACTGCTGCTACTGGCGCTTGCTTGCCTGCTCGTGTCACTCTTCGACGGACCTCTTGCGGTGACGGTCGCTACTGGCCCCCTCTTCGTTTGCGGTCTCGCCGCCATGGAGGTCCAGCGGAAGCGAAGCCGGTGACCGCCCTCGTCCCTCGACCGTCGGCGGAACTGTCGACCGACCGGCACGACCCCCGCGACGACTGGCCCGACGAAGCCCGCGCCCTCGCCGACCACCTCACGGCCATCTACGGCGACCGCGACCCGCTGCCCACCCTCGCCGGAGGCTGGGTCGCTCGCCAGAAGTCCCGCCACACCCGCCGGGCCTACGCGCGCACCTTCCGCAGCTGGGAGGAGTACGCCCGCAGCACCGGCATCCACCTGCTGCAGGCGAAGCTGCCGCTCGCCGACGCCTACGCCAAGCACATTGCCAAGACACCCACCCGCAACGGCCGTCCACCCGCAGAGACCACCCAGGCACAAGCCCTCGCCGCCGCTGGGTCCTTCTATACCTACGCGGCCCGCGTCGGCGCCGTCGAGGCGGACCCGTTCGCCGCCGTCCTACGGCCCTACGTCGACCCCGACTACTCGCCGACTGAGGGCATGACGGACGACGAGACGACACGGCTCATCGAGACCGCGCGCGACTGGGCACCCCGCTCCTACGCCCTCGTCACGTTGCTCTACCTCACCGGCGCCCGCGTCGACGAACTGCTCTCCCTCGACGCCGGACAGCTCGGCTACGACCGCGGCCACCGCACGCTGCCCCTCACGCAGAAGGGCGGCAAGAAGCGTCCCGCGCCCGTACCGCCGCTCGCCCTCGACGCGCTCGTCGCCTACCTCGGCGACCGGGCCGACGGGCCTCTGTTCGTCACCGAGTCCGGGCGCCGCTGGTCCCAACCCGAAGTCTGGAAGCACCTGCGCGTCCTCGCCCGCCGCGCAGGCATCCCGCAGGCCGCCAGCATCAAACCCCACACCCTGCGGCACCAGTTCATCACCGACAACCTCGCGGGCGGCGTCCCGCTCCAGGACGTCCAGGACGCCGTCAGCCACTCCGACCCGCGCACCACCCAGCGGTACAACCGGCGCCGCCGACAGCTCGACAACCACCCCGCCTACGCGCTCGCCGCACGGCTCGCAGAGCGGATGGAGCGCGAAGGAGAGGCGGCCACCTGATGACGCACAGGGATCGACCGCGCGTGCACTTCGTGACAGGTGGGCCATCCCCGGATGAGCGACGAGCCCGGTTCGCTCTCACGCCCCGCAAGAAGCTCCCGAAGATCCAGCGGGACGCCCTGAATCAGATCGACGCCAGCCTCAAAGCGATCCGCGTCGCCTTGCGGCATGAGGACCTTCCACTCGCCCGCGAACTCCGGCGAGTGGCATGGAAGGTCGTGGACACACTGCCGACCCACCTCACACGAGAGCAGAGAAGGGATCTCTGGCACGCCAACAGGGAACTGCTCATCCTCCAAGAGGCCTTGCGCCGTCGCGGGAGCAGGTAAGGGAACGTTATGCGCTGGTCATCGCGTGGGAGACTGGCATACAGGCGGGTAGCTCAACGGGTACAGAGCCGTCGACTCAACTCCGACACAGACGCCGGTTCGACTCCGGCCCCGCAAACCGGCCGTCCTTCAGGGGCGGGCGTTCGTGCGTTCACCGCACGGCCCGGAGCTTCCCTGGCTGCGGCCACAGGTAGGCCCGCTCGTAGCCGCCCCTGTGGTGGGGGTCGTGGGGGTCGGGCAGGGCGATGACGCCGTGGTAGGCGACGCGGCCGTCGGGCCGGTCCTCCCGCATCTCCACCGACATGGGGAGCCACCTGCCGTTGACGAGGGCCAACAGCCTGGGGCGCTTTCCGTGCGGGTACAGGGTCATCCGCGGTTCCGGCCCGTCCTCCGGGCGCCACGGTCTGGCCTGCTCGGGCTCGTCCCAGGTGGGCGAGAGTGGCGGTTCGGACATGTGTACGAGTGTAGGCGGCGGTGCGCCGCGCGCCCTCGAGGACGTCGTCCTCCCAGGGTGGTCCTAGCCCCGCCTTGCGCCCCCGTTCGGCGGGGCTTCTGCATGCCCGCCGCTGTCATCCCCGCTCGGTACGCTGGCCGCATCATCCCGACAACTAAGCCGGGGAACGCGGGAAGCAGCCCCGTCCGCACAGCACCGGGCGGGGCTCACCGGAGGGGGACGACATGGCCTTGAAGAAGATCGAACACGTTGCGCCGAAGAAGGCGTTCATGACGCTTGACGACCTGGCCGCGTTCGTTCATGACGCAAAGCGGTCTGGTGCTGCCGGCCAGGAGATCGTCGAGGGGACCGTGAGCTTCGGCGGAAAGCTCCAGAAGCTGGCAGTCGAGGTGCAGGCAACAAACCCCACATCGTTGGACAAGCCGCAGACGACCTGATCGTGCCTCCTAGCTCTCTTCCGGCTCCGGGTGTCGCACGATCCGCTTGAGCGCCTGTTCGACCTCGAACCGCCCCTGCCCGGTCGCCTCCGCGTGCGCCGTAACCGCAGTCTGCACAGCCTCCGCCGTCTCCACAGTCAGGGCGCGATCCTGCAGCTCAGCCCAGGCCTTGCGTTCAGCTCGATCAGTTCGTCAGAGAGTTCGATAGCCACGGCCGGATCCTAAGCGGCCAGCCCCTGCTCCCGGCGGACCGCCGCCTCCCACTCACCGAGCAGCTGCTGATACCGGGCCGCCTCCGCCGCCGTCATCACCCCGCGGGCGCGCGCCATGAGCTCGCGGATCTCCGCGTTCACGGTCGCAGCAGACCGAGGCGAAGGGGTGGTGGGGGGCATGGATCAAGAATAGGGCGGCGGACTGACACGCGTCAGGACCCGGGACGCTCCAGCACGAACGTGCCCTTCCCGTGCGTGGTGACTACGAGTTCGCGGTCCCGGAGTTCCTGCACCGCACGACGGGCCGTACCGAGCGCCACGTGATACTCCTGCGCCAGGTCCCGCTCGCCAGGCAGCCGGGCCCCGACGCTCAGCTCGCCGGCCTCCATCTGCGCCTGCATCGCATCGGCCAGCTGCACATACACCGGTACGTGCGAGCTCAGCTCGAAGGGACTCTCCTGGTCATCGTCGGGCATACCCAGACCGTCACATGCAGTGCAGCACCCCGCAGATCCGGACAGCTCCATACAGCTCTACACAGCTCCATAGGGCGGTACGCTCAGTGACCATGAAGACCCCCGCGCCGTGCGACCGGCCGGGGGCGTGGACCACCCGGGAGGCGGGCAGCCGTGAGCGAGACTACGGGCCAGTGGCGCGACGACGGAAGCAGGTCAGGGCACATCCAAGCCGTCGTCCTCACAGGCCAGATGCGCGTCGACGCCGCCTGGCGGGCCTACCTCGCGCACACCGCCGACTGCGGCAGCTGCCGCGTCGACGGCGTCGACTGCCAGACCGCCGCCGAGCTCAAGCAGGCGTGGCGCGACGCGAAGGACGCGTGACCCTTCGGCCTTAGCCCGTCAGGAGACGCTCGATGGGGACGCCCAGAACGCGGGCGATGCGCAGGAGCCAAGAGATGCGGGCGTCGGTGACGCCAGACTCGATGTTCTGGATCGTCAGGCGAGTTACGCCGGCGAGCTCTTCGAGCTTCTCCTGCGTGAGGTTGGCGTGCATGCGCCCGTCACGAACCCGCTCACCGATAGCTCGACGGCTATCGAGAATCCAGTCGGGATCGGAGTCGCGGGGCACTCGACAAAACCTGATGCCCGCGTGATCATGAGTCAGCCTACGTAGACATGCATTTTGTGATCTTCTATTCGTGGCCGCGATCGTCCCGATGCCTCGGCGATCCGGCCACAAGACGCCAGGCTTCGGCCGGGCGTCCCGCCTCGCACCTGAACCGGTGCGGGGCGGTCTACGTTGCACGTAAAGGACGCCCCGGCCGCGTTGTCCGGCCGGGGCGTCTCCGGTGGAGTCGGGCTCCACCGGCGGGCAGTTGAGCCCGCCTTTTCCTTTCCCCACCGGTCTCGGCATGGGGGATGCCTCAGGGACTGCACCCACACGGCGCGCCCTCCCCGATGATCAAGACCATATGACAGCGCCCATGTAGATGGAATGGCCATCGAGCTACTTCACTCCATCGGTTGAGCGTCCACTGGGTCGGTCATTGTGGACGGGTTGTGGACTCCGCCCCTTCCACATTGAGAAGGGCCCCCGCGCCAGACTCGGCAACAGGGGCCCTCATCAGGCTCTATCTACATGTGGGCGCGGACGGGTTCGAACCGCCGACATCTGCTTTGTAAGGCCAAACGTCCCCCGAATGTGGACGGAGCATCCACACAGGTGAACGGCTTGCGCTACGAGAAACCGCAGCTCAGAGGCCACACACAACGCAACATCATGTGATGTGACTCGATGTGGAGTGACATGGGCGCGTGGACGGGATGTGGACTCTGCGTGGACTCGCTACGAGACGACTCGCAGGCCCGCACCGAGTGCCGACCGCACCGTCTCCACCGAGTCCGCGCCCGCGTGCGTATACAGCCACGTGACCTTGCCGCCGCGCTCATGCCCGAGGATCGCCTGAGCGTCAGCCTCCGACACGCCCGCCGCGTGAAGCCTCGAGGCGAACGCATGCCGGATGTCGTGGAAGTGCGGCCACAGCTCGGTGCGGCCCGTCACCTCATCCTTCACCTCACGAGCGATCCCGGCGTCGCGGGTCGCCGGCACCCACAGGCGCCTGACGTTGTTCCGCTTCAGCACGCCCTCGAAGACGACGCCCTTCTTCGTCTTCTGTCCCGCCCTCGGCCCCCGGAAGACCAGCTCCTCCGCGTGCATCCCGTCACCCGGCGAAGTCCGACCGGCGGAAGCGGGATGCTTCTCCAGGTGCGCCCTGAGGACACCCGCCGCCAGATCCGACAGCGGCACGGTGCGCCCGCCTGCCGCCGACTTCGGGTAGGCCTTGCGCCTCGGTGCCCCGTGGACCTCGATGACGGTCTCCCGGACCTGAATGGTGCCGTCCTTCAGGTTCACCGAGCAGCGCCTCAATCCCGCGAGCTCCCCCCATCGCAGCCCGGTCTCCTCGGCCACGATGAACAGCGGGTGGTAGTGCTCGGGGATGTGGGACCGGATCCGCGCCAGCTGCTCGTAGGTGGGCGGGATCTGGTCGTCCGGATGCTTCGGCGTCACCTTCGGCAGCTTGATCCCATCGCACGGATTGTGCGCGATGCGCCTATCCCTGAGCGCCGCCGCCATCATCCGGTCGAGGATCTGGAACGCCTTGATGATGTTCGGCACCCCGGTCACCTTCAGCAGCTTCCCGATCCACTCCTCGACATCGAGATGTCCGATCGAGACGAGCTGCCAGGAACCGAAATGCGGCTGCACGTGATTGCGCCAGGCGCTCTCGTTCCGCTGCATGGTCGTGGCGCTGACGCGCTGCGCGGGCCACCACTTCGCGTGCCACGCGTCGATGCTGATCTGACCGCGCTCGAGGTCAACGAAGCTGCCCGTGCGGACCTGGTCCCGCATGCGGTCGAGGAAAGCCTCGGCCTTCTTCTTGGCCCCAACTCCCACGAAGTTCTTGGCCCGCTGCTTTCCCGCGGGGTCCCGGTATCTGGTCTGCCACGGGCCGGTACAAGCTTTACGCGTCCACTGCTCCCCCGGCCTGAATTCGTCCACACACAGCTTGCAGCTGCAGGACTTCACGCGGATCTGCCGAGGGTTGTTACGGGCCTTAGCTGGCATGGTGGAACTCCACGGGACTGGCGGCCCGCGGTGGAGGCACTCTGGTCTCCCCGGCAGGGACCGCTACGGGCTCACCGCACCAGCATGTCGCACCAGACTCCTGCTGCGCTGCCCCCAGCCACTCCAGCATGGCGCGGATTTGACGGAGCGTCTCGTAGTAGTCGAGGCCGTCTGCAATGACGATGGCGACGCGGTCCCGGTCCCACCGAGGTGCCGTCGAGTCCACGCCATCCATAACCACTATCGCGCACATAGATCCCCCGTAGAGACACGGCATAAGAAGCCCGGCCGCAGGTGGAGGTTACGGCGGACACACGACGTTACCTGTGTTTAACACCGTAAGTGAAGCGACTCTGGAGAATCGTGTAGTCCCCAAGCAAATTCACAGATTGGGTCACACTAAAAACCCAAGATCCTTTATTTGGCGGCGTCCTGCCGGTCGTGCATGGCCCGCATGGTGGCCTCGATGACCTTGCGGTCAGCACTGCCCAGGAGGCGGAACATGTGCAGGAACCGGCGCTCTTCCTCGTCATCCAGCGGCGCCGGTACGTGCCGCCCGGCGGCCTCGAAGACTTCGGCGACGGGGAGGCCCGCCCCCTCGGCGAGTAGGCGGAGCTTGTCGGGGCTCGGCCCCCGGCTGCCGGTGGCCCGGTCGCCGGCCTTCCACGAGTGCAGGGTGGAGACCGAGAGGCCTGCCCGACGGGCGAGGGTGGTCAGCGTCCAGTCCCGCTCGCGCAGGACGCGCTCGATCAGCTCTGCAAGGTCATCCACATGTAGAAGCATCGGGCATCCTCCACATTCACTACAACCCGTGTCGCCCTATCTGACCAGCAATCTTTTCCACATGCGGACGCGGAGCATATGCCGCAAGCCCTTGATACGGGCAGCATGCGCCCCACATCGCTTGACATCCCTCCACATTCGCCGTTGAATGTGGAAACGAAGCCACCGACCGATTTCCACAATCGGTCACCAGGCATCAACTCTCGGCCACGAAGGGGCACCACATGCACCGCTTGGACAACGGCCAGCCCATACGGGATGCGATGCAAGAGGCCGGACTGTCCATCGAGCGCCTCGCCGACAAGACCAAGGAAGCCGACCCCGCCGGCTACGGCATCAGCCGCTCGGCGATCGGCCACATGGTCTCCACCGGACCGAGCGGACGCGGCGAGTTCGAACGCCGCTCCGCCGACCTGGTGGCCTCGGCGCTCGAGCGACCCATCACGGAACTGTTCGCCGAACACTCCCCCACGTGACCTTTTCTCTGCCAGCAGTTTCCACATTCACCGCAAGATCATTCGCACTCACTGAAAGGAGGCGTCGTGGATCAGCTCCCCACCCCCACCCCGCTGATCACGAAGGCCCAGCTCAAGGCTTGGTTGCAGGTCAGCGACATGTGGGTCCGTGACCGCCTGGCGGAACCGGAGTTCGTCCGCCGCTGCGTCATCGACCTGGCTCCCGAAGGCAGCTCGAAGCGCACCCTGCGCTTCCACGTCGCCAGTGTCGCCGCATACCTCGGCATCCCGGCCGAAGCCGGAGCCGGCGCCCAGTTCGCCGCCGCCGCCTGACGCGGCGCGAGGCCGCCCCGAAAGCGCCAGCCACGGGACGACCTCTCGATCCACCACACATCCGCGAACACACAGAAGTGGACCACCACCAATGATCGCATCCAAATACCGGGCGCCCGAGACCGTTCGGCAGACGCCGATCGTCACGGACACCAAGAACCTGCTCGTCTCGACCGTCCGAATCGGCGGCGGCTACTACGACACCGTCATCTTCGACGAGAGCAACGACAAGCGGCACGCCGAGATGGTCCTCGCCGGTCACGAGCACGAGGGTCGCAAGTACGGGCCCTACGTCATCGACAGCACCAACCACCGCGCCTCCGACCGCGATGAGGCCATGGAGCAGCACCGCGAGGCCCTGTACGCGGCCCGCACCGAGTCCCCGAAGGCGGCGACCCGATGACCACTACGACGCCTCAGATCGTTCTCGCACCCGTCGACGAGATCCGCGCGGCCGTCGAGAAGCTGCGCAAGCACGTGAAGCACGCCACGGACAGCCCGTGGGTCACCAGCTCCGTCTGGTCTCCCCGCGCGACGTGCACGAGCGCCGTCTACTCACACGCCCATCCGGCAGGCAGCGTCGACTCGGAGATCGTCGCCTCCGGCCGCATCAAGTCCGGCTACGGCGGCATCCGCGAGCCGTGGAACGCCGAGTACATCGCCCTCATGCAGCCCGCGTTGGGCTCCGTGCTGGCGTCCTGGCTGGAGCGCGCAGCCGAGCAGGCCGACGAGGCGATGCACGACGTGGCCGACTACCCGGACAGCGACCCCGACGAGGGCGAATGCGTGGAGGACTGCGACGCCTGCGATGAGCAGCAGTTCGCGCTCAACATCGCCCGCCTGATCAACGACCCGCGCTCTACCGGGGCGGTGGCCGCATGACCGCCGAGAGGCCCGACCGCGAGCAGGACATCCGGGCCCGCGCCGAAGCCGCCAGCTCCGGAACGTGGGGAACCCGCCGAGACCTGAACGGCACCTACACGATCGAGTGCGGGACCCGCGTCACCCTCCAGGAGGGGTTCGCCTCAGACGGCGACGTGGCCGTCCTTTGCGGCGACGAGACCACCGCCTACCGCAACAGCGAGTTCATCGCCCGCGCCCGCGCCGACATCCCGTGGCTGCTCGACCGCATCGCCGCGCTGGAAGCCGACCGTGACGGCGCAGTGGCTGCCTTTGCCCGCGAGCGGCGCGAGGGCGGCCAGGTTGCCGTCGCCGATGTCGTCGCGTGGCTGAACAAGAAGGCCCGCGAGTACGACGCGATCCCGAAGAGCCGCCGGGAGAACCCGACCGATTGGCTCCTGCGCCTTGCGTCGAAGGCCCAGCGCGGCGCGATTCGCCCGGCCGCCGACCAGGCCCCGGAGGCGTCCCGATGACCGCCTCGATCGCCCGCCTCGACGTCCCCCTGCCCGTGCTGCAGGACCTCATCGCCCGGCAGACCCTGCAGGCCGCGAGTGAACGCACCCACTCCGAGTCCGACCGGCTCGCCTACGCATACGACCTGGTCCTCCTCGATCACACCGAACTCTGCTCCACCGACGCCGACTACCCGAACTGGACGCCCGGGAGGGCCGCATGAGCGCACGTAACCAGCTGGTCGACCTGTTCGCTGCGGAGGTAGCGGCCACCAGCGACTTCGCGAAGGGTGTCGCCGTCGTCAAGGCGGCCGTGCTGCGAGAGGCCGCCGACGAAATCGACGCCGAGACGAAGACCTGCAAGGACGACGGGGTGCTGGAGCCCGACAAGTTCCGACCCTGCCGCGACGCCTCCGAACAGCTGCGCGTGAAGGCGGACGCCATCGAGCGCAAGGTCAAGTACGGCTGCGAGACGCCCGAGTCGCACAACTACGGCTGCCCCTGCGAGACGAAGGCGGCCGTCTCATGACCGCCGCGACGGCCCCGCGCCCCCTCGCCGACCGAGAGATGGACGAACTCGTCCGCGTCGAGCAGACCTTCGCCGACCGCGCCGACACGAACTGGTCCATCGAGCGATACCTCAACGCCGTCTCCGCCGTCCACGACCGCTACACGCACGTCCGGCACCTCGCCGCACGACGGACGGAGGCAGCGTGACACCCCGCACCGACACCGTCGCCGCCTCCCACCTCCTGTGCGACCACGACCAGATACCCGCCCCGCAACGCCAGCAGCTCGACGGCGCGTTCATCCGCGCCCTGGGACTCCGCAGCAACGACCCGGACTTCGCCGCGACCGTCGCCGCCGGATACGTCGAACCGCTCGACGAATGGGCCGACCGAGTCCTTGGAGGCACGCCGTGAGCTACCTGCACCTGATCTACGCGGCCGTCGGCTTCATAGCCGCCGGGACCGCCCTCGTCACCCTCGCCAACCGCCGCGCTCGCAAGCCCGACCCGCTGGCCTGGATCGACGACCGCATCGCCGCCGAACGCGACTCCGGACGCCGCACTTCCTGGCGCATGATCCGCCGCGCACTCGAGGAGGAGGAGCTGTGAACACCGCCGACATCATCGCCAAGGCCGCCGACATCGTCGAAGCCAACGGTTTCTGCCGGAACTACCTGTACGACACCCGGCAGGCCGCCGGCGGCACCAACCTGAAGAACTGCCGAGTCGACATCATCGGCGCGATCAACATCGCCCTCCACGAAACGCCCCGCTACACCGGGTCGGCGCAAGGCGTCGAAGCCGAAAAGGAGTTGGCGTCCCGCGTCGACGCCCCCAGCATCGTCGCCTGGTGCTCCCACCGGAACACCGGCAAGGAGCAGGCCGTCAAGCTGCTCCGAGACACCGCAGCCGAACTCCGCGCGGCGGTGGCCGCATGAGCCTCACCCTCACCGCGACCGGCCGACACCGCGCCATAGACCGGGTCCGCGAACTCGAAGCCGAGAACGCGGAACTCCGGGCCATGGCCGTCGTGTCCGACCGCGAGATCACCGGCCTCACCCTCCGCGGCATGCAGGCCGCCACGGACCTCGACGCCGCACTCAAGCACAAAGCCGACCTCCAGGCCGCGCTCGACCGCATCGACGACCGGCACGCCGAAACCGTCGCCGGAATGCAGCAGCAGATCGACGACATGGCGCGGCGCCTCAACACCAAGGTCCTCGCCGAACACGTCGTCACCCGCACGCAGGAGATCGACACCAGCACCCTGCAGTTCCCGGTCATCACCGAACGCTTCGAACACGGCGACGTCCGCAGGATCGGCGTCCCGCCGCTCGCCGACACCCAGCCCGTACCCCGCATCAACCAGCCCCAGGAGGTGGCGTGATGGAGCCCTACTACCGCGACGACACCGTCACGCTCTACCTCGGCGGCATGCGGGAAATCCTGCCCGCCCTTGGGCTGCAGGCCGACCTGATCGTCGCCGACCCGCCATACGCCGAAACGTCCCTCGCCTGGGACCGGTGGCCCGACGGCTGGCCCGCCCTCGTCGCCGAATACGCCAGCAGCATGTGGTGCTTCGGGTCGATGCGCATGTTCCTCCAGCAGCGCGACCAGTTCACCGACTGGAAGCTCAGCCAGGACGTCGTGTGGGAGAAGCACAACGGCAGCGGCTCAGCGACCGATCGATTCCGGCGCGTCCATGAACATGCCCTGCACTGGTACCGCGGGGCCTGGAACGGCATCCACCACGAAACCCCCCGCGTACCAGCCACGCCCGAACAGATAACCCGAAACGGCACAGCTGTCCGCACCACCCCGCCGGCCCACCAAGGCGCCTACGGGACCGCGCGCAAGTGGACGGAAACCGGCACCCGGATGACCCGATCGGTCCTTCACGCCAAGTCCATGAAAGGCCACGCGATCCATCCCACGGAGAAGCCAGCGCCGGTCCTCGACCCGCTGATTCGCTACGCCTGCCCCGAGGGAGGCCTGGTCCTCGACCCGTTCGCGGGATCCGGCAGCACGCTGGACGCCGCAAGGCAGGCCGGACGGCGCGCCATCGGGATCGAGGCCCGCGAGGACTACTGCGAAGCCGCCGCACGCCGGCTGTCGGCATTCGTGCTCCCAGCCGCCTGACCCGCCGGGCCGGCCGGATGACACCAGACCAGCCGACCCGGCGCACCACACAACGCACCCCGCCAAGGACTAGTTGGCGGGGATCAACCACCAGCATCCCAGAAGGACAGCCATGCCTGACCTCAAGACCGTTTCCACCGAAGAGTGGACCGCCGCGATCAACACCGCCAACCTCACGCCCGGACCGACGTTCGGCTACCGAACCACAACCGGCGGCTGGGACGTCGCCTGCCACGTCGCCCTCAGCGACAACCTGACCGACGCCGCCCGCACCGAAGTGATCGGTGCACTGCAGGCCTCCATCGGGCCGACGGTCCGCCGCGTACTCGGACACAGCGAAGCCGAACTGATCCAGCAGACGAACCTCGCAGACGGCACGTCGACCAAGGTCACCGCCAACCCCACCAAGCCTCCGCTGTTCGGACCGAACCGGCAGCTCCTCGGCTACGAGGACCAGGACTGGGCCGTCTGGATCTCCGGCATGGACGACATCCACGACCAGCCCACCAGCGAGATGGCCCTCGCCTTCGCTGCCGAGTTCAACGCAGGCGCCTACGCCGACTACGACGGCTCCCCGTACAGCCCCGTCATCTACGCCATCGTCCTGCGCCACGGCTACGCGTGGGCACCCAGCGTCGACCACCGTGCAGGACGCGACTGCGGCCTTGAGACGTGCATCCACTGCGGCACCGACCGCAACATCGCCGCGTCCCACAAGGCCGCCTGACCCCACGAACCGGCGGTGTCGAGCACCCCCCAGCTCCGCCGCCAGCCATGCGCCCCGACAACCCCCAGCCGGGGCGCATGGCACCCCACACCCATCAGGAGAAGGACATGCAGAACATGAGCCGCGAGGAGCTCCTCAGCCTCCTCGACGACATCAGGGAGCGCGTCGCCACCGGCGACAGCTTCGAGGGGAAACTCCACTACCTACTCGGCACCGACGCCGCGACGCCGTTCCAGGTCGCCGCGCTCTACCGCACCGGCAACCGGGTCGGAGCGGGCAGCACCGAACTGGTCGGCATCGACATCGCGCCGCTGGACGGTGCGGCATGAGCGCACCGACCTTCACTGTCACCGAGCCCGGCATCTACCCGGGCATCCCGGAGGCCGCGTACCACGCGGACCCGGTCCCCGGCAGGAGTCTCTCCTCCACCGGCGCCAAGAAGCTCCTGCCGCCGTCCTGCCCGGCCCTGTTCCAGCACGACCGCATCCACGGCCAGGCCCCGCGAGACGAGTTCGACTTCGGGCACGCCGTGCACTCCCTCGTCCTCGGCGAAGGCCCGCAGTTCGAGGTCCTCGACTTCCCGGACTGGCGCAGCAAGACCGCCCGGGAAGCACGCGACGAAGCCCGCGCCAGTGGCCTGGTGCCCATCCTCACCGGCGACTGGACCACCGCCGAAGCCATGGCCCAGCGCGTCGCCGAACACCCCATCATCGGCGGCCTGTTCCAGGGCGGCACCCCCGAGGTGTCCCTGTTCTGGCAGGACGCGGCAACCGAGCAGTGGTGCCGCGGCCGAGTCGACTACCTCAAGCAGCTGCCCGGACTCACCCTCTCCGTCGACTACAAGACCACCAAGGACGCCTCCCCAGAGGCCATCCGCCGGGCGATACACGAGTACGGCTACAACCTCCAGGCCGCCTGGTACATGGCCGGCCTCGGGACGCTCCGGCCCGACGACGACCAGCGGTTCGTCTTCGTGTTCCAGCAGAAGACCGCCCCGTACCTGATCACCGTGCGGGAGCTCGACCAGCAGGCCCTCGACATCGGCCGCGCCAAAGCCGAACGCGCCCTCCGCATCTACGCCGAGTGCACCGCCGCCGACCGGTGGCCCGACTGGACCGGCCCCATCGCCGACATCCCCTTCATCAACCTGCCCACCTGGGCCGCCATCCGCGACACCGAGGAGTTCCTGAAGTGACCGAGATCGCCATCCCCGACGAGAACAACGACCTGCCCGCCGTCGCCGACGAGCAGCCCGCACACCAGCCGCAGCAGCTTCCCGCGACGCCCGAGACCAGCGCCCTCCTGCTGTGGGCGCAGGAAGCCCGCCAGGCCGCGCAGGTCGCCCAGTCCATCGCGAAGACATCCTTCGCCGGCCAACTGAAAGGCAAGCCGGAAGAGGTCACCGCGGTGATCCTCGCCGGGAACGAACTCGGACTGAAGCCCATGGCCGCCCTCAAGGCGATCGACATCATCCAGGGCACCCCCGCACTCCGCGCGCACGCGATGCGTGGACTCGTCCTCAACAAGGGCCACGAGATTGAGCTCGTCGACTCCGGACCCGAGCACTGCGTGATGCGGGGCCGCCGCAAAGGCGCCGAGAACTGGCAGGAAGTCAGCTGGACCATCGAACGCGCCGCACAGATGCAGCTCACCGGCAAAGCCGAATGGAAGAAACAGCCGCAAACCATGCTCGTCGCCCGCGCCACCGGCGAACTCTGCCGCCTCATCGCCGCCGACGTCCTCCACGGCATGCCCTACGCCGCCGAAGAAATCGAAGGCACCGTCCACGCCGAAGTCGTGCCGGAGCGGCCCAAGCGGCTGTCCATCGCCGAACTCACCGGCGGCGAGACCGCGTAACCCACCCCAGCCTCGGGCCGCCCTGCCCGTCGGAAGCAGGCAGGGCGGCCCAGAACCAGGAGACCACGTCGTGACCCAGCAGCTCCAGTTCCCCGACCCCATCCACGGCACCATCAACCCGGCAGCCGGCGAGACCGCCAAAACCCACGGCATGGCCCTCGCCGAAACGGCCACCCCCATCGGATGGACCGCCGCCTGCCGAGGCGCCATCGAACTCATGGCCCGCCGCGGCATCGAATTCCAAGCCGCCGACCTCATCCGCGAAGGACTCGTCGACGAACCCGTCAGCCCCGCCCAATGGGGACCCGCATTCGGCGCCGCAGCCCGCGCCGGAGTCATACGCGCAGCAGGCGTAGCCCCGTCGAAGCGAGCCACTGTGCACCGCAGCCTCTGCAGGACGTGGATCGGCACCGGAACGGAGAAGGCCGCATGACCCCGACCGAGGTCGCCGTCGGGATGTTCGACCTCTTCAAGTTCTTCTGCCTGCTCTGCCTCGCCGCCGTCCTCATCCGCGGCACACGCCGCGCCATCGCCCGGCTCCGGCACCAGCTCCGCACCTGCCGCGAACTCACAGCAGCACCCGCACCACGCGTCGGCACCCACGACTGGGACGACATCGAACAGCACCTCACAGACCTGTGGACCGAACTCACCCGAGAGGAGACCAAGTGACCACCGAACGCAAGCTCCCCGACCACGGCACCCAGTACCGCTACAGGGGAGCCACCGACGGCTCATGGCCCGGATGCCGGTGCGCCCTCTGCACAACCGTCCACAGCCGCGCATGCAAACGCCGCGCACTCGCCCGCCTCAACGGACAAGGCCCCCTCTACCCCGGCACACCGCTCATCGCCCACATCGACACCCTCACGGCGTCCGGGATGAGCCAAGCCCTCATCGCCCGCCGCGCCAACGTCGCCCCGGCCACGATCAGCTACCTCCTCCGCGGGCTCACCAAGAGCTGCCAGCGCGAAAAGGCCCTCCGCATCCTCGCCGTGCAGCCCCGCGACTTCGACGAGTTGGCCGAACGCCCGGCCACCGGCACCCAGCGGCGCATTCGAGCCCTGTACGTCCTCGGGCACAGCCCGTCCACAATCGCCGCAGCAGCCGGCCTCGACACCTCAGCCGTCAGCCACATCGCGAACTCCCGGTACGAAACAACAGACGGTCGTACCGCATCCGCAATCCGGCACGTGTTTCAGCAGCTCGCCCTCACCCCCGGCACCAGCACGAAATCTCGCCGCATCGCAACCGCCGAAGGCTGGCCTCCCGCAGGCGCCTGGGACGACATCGACGACCCCGCCTCCCGCCCCGACTGGACCGGCTACTGCGGCACCGACCGCGGCTTCTGGACACACCGCAACCAGCGCCTGCCGATGTGCCAGCCCTGCCAAGACGCCCACGACCAGTGGGTCGCCGAGCGCGCGAACCTCACCGTCACCGAGAAGCGCCGACAAGCCGCCTACGCCAGAGCCGAAGTCCGCAACCGCGGCGCCGAGATCGCCCACGACGGACGCGAACTCATGCGGCAAGGCCACACCTGCGAGCAAGCCGCAGACCGCATCGGAGTCACACGGCAGCACCTGCAGCAAGAGATGTACCGGCACCCCGAGCGGCTCGACACCGCCGCCTGAGCAGCGCACCCATCGATCGACTCACACGGAAGGACTCGACATGGCAGACGCCGTCTTCCACACCCGAATGCAAACGAAGCTGAACCTCACCTTCGAGAACTTCGACGTGGACGGCCTCACCCCAGAAGAGAGCGAGCAGATCTGGGACGAGATCCGCAGCCCCATCGGCGAACGAGATCGCGACCTGCTGATGTGCACGGCCCGCGCCGCCGGGCTGCGCTGCAAGGCCGAGGAGAGCGGGGTCAAGAGCCCGTACATGGCGGTGCGCAAGCAGCGCGGTGCTGACGGGACCACCCGGTACGTGGCCGCCCACCTGCCCACCGCGCACGAGGTGACCGCCGAGGAGTCCGACAAGCACAAGGCCGCGAAGGACTTCATCGCCCGTACCTGCGACCGGGCCGGCCTCAGGTACGGCGTCGAGAAGGCCACAACGCGGCGCAGGCGCCCCGACGTGACCGTGGAGCCCGACGGCGGCGTCGGGCTTGGGTGCGAGGCGCAGTACTACAACGCGTCGGCGGGCAACGTGCGCCACCGCTCCCGCCTCCACGCGGAAGCCGGACTCACGGCGAACTGGATAACCGACGACAACACCTTCCACCTCATCGACCGGGCCAACTACCTCGTGACCCCTCGATACACGTGGAAGGAAATCAGCGACGCCTCCGACCTGGCCACCATGAACGGCGTCCGGGTCCTGGTCGAGTGGCACTGCAGCGCCGCCGGATCGGACGGCCGACCCTGCCCCAACGGGAAGATCACCCGCGGCGGAATCATCGGCACCTCGGGCTGCGGCAAGGTCCACCTGCAATGGGAGACCCCGCGCCTCGTCGACGACGGGCCCGACGGATACGGCACGAAAACGGCCTACTCCGTCGGCCGGGTCCTCGTCGGCGCCGCCACCGGCGAGATGTCGTCCCTGTTCGTCTCTGGGCGCAAGGATCACCGCTCCGGCCGCTACCTCTGGGTGCCTACAGCGGACAAGGCCCGGTGGCTCGACTACTCGGACGGCGAAGAGGACCAGCCGGAGGACGAGGACAGCGGCAGCGACGACGTTGAGTTCTCGCAGCGGGAGACCGACGACTCCTGCCACTACGGCGAGGACACCGGCACGCGCAGCGCGCCCCTGCCCCGCCGTGGCATCTCCGCGGCCGGCCTGACCTTGACCGTGGACGCGCCCGCCGAGGTGGCCACCGGTCAGCGGCCGGCCGAACACCCGAACCGCGTGACCGCACCGCAATCGCATGCGCGATGCCCTGGCTGCGGCAGACCAGCCAGCCACCGGACCTTGTCCGGCGTGCGACGCCACTACCCGGGCTGCCCGACGCCCGCCTAACTCCCCATTCCTACGGACCGGAAAGAGATCCCGTGAGCATCAAGGTCACCAACTGGGTGTGGGCCCGGTCAGAGTCCCGTAATGGGGCTCGGCTGGTCATGCTCGCCTTGGCTGACAGGGCGGACGACACCGGGTTCGCGTGGCCGTCTGTCGAGGACATCTGCGAGCGCACGAAACTGTCGCCTCGTGCCGTACAGAAGGCCGTCGCGAAGCTCGTCGAGATCGGCGAGTTGGACGTCGAGGGAGGCGGCGGCCGGAGGGTTCGTAACCGGTATCGGGTCACCCCGAAACCCCGCACATCTGACGGGGTTACTGACGAGAAACCCGGAACATCTGACGGGGTTACCGATGGTAAACCCCGCACATCTGACGGGGTATCGCCTGAAGAAACCCCGTCGTTTGCGACAGAAACCCCGTCGTTTGCGACAGAAACCCCGTCGTTTGAGCACGGAAACCCCGTCAATTCTGCGGGGGAACCACCACTAGAACCACCAACGGAACCGTCAGGGAACCACCACTCCAACCCGGCCAGCCACGAAGACCGGCTGCCCGCCGTGCGGAGCGCGGGAGAGGTGGACTCCCCCGACTGGATGGCCCCCCTCCAGGACGCCATGAGCGGCGCCGGCATCAACGTCCCCTGGAAGCTCATCGGCGACGACGCGATCCGCCTCCACAACGACATCAAGCGCCTCGGCATCCCGCTCATGGTCGAGCAGGCCCTCAAGGCAGCCCAAGGTGCCAACCGGCCGCCATTCAGCAGCCGCTGGTTCTACGACAGCTGGCACGCCATTCGCACCCCCGTCGCCATCGGCAACGGACCCAGCAACGGCAGCAACGTCGTGCCCCTTGCTGCTGGCCGCCGCCCCTCCACCACCGACCAGCGCGTCAACGACGCCCTCGCCCTCGCCGCGGAGTTCCGCGCCCTCGAGGAAGGAACCAACCAGTGACACCCGCCCAGACAGCTGAGCTGCTGGCCTTCTGCGCGGCCTTCGACCGGCGGACCGTCGGAAAGGCCGACGTCCTCGCCTGGCAGACCGTCCTCGCCGACATCGACTTCAACGCAGCCAAGTCCGCCGTCACCGCGCACTACGCCGAAGAAACCCGCTGGATCATGCCAGCCGATATCCGCGGGGCCGTTCGCGAGATCCGGCACGCACAGGCCAGCGACTTCCAAGGCCCAGGCCTCCCGGCCGCCGTGCCCGACGCCGACCCCGACGACGTGCCCGCATACCTCGCCGCTCTGCGCGCACAGCGCGTCAAGGCCGCAGACGGACTGGAACTCAAGCCACGACCCATCGCCCAACTCCTCGCCGGCGTCGGCCGCTCGGTGCCCACCGAGGCCCCCAAGAGCGGCCCGTCGTCCGTCGAATGCCCGCACTGCGGCGCCGCTCCAATGCGCCGGTGCCGCAACGGCCAAAACAAACCCCTCGTCGCGTTCCACCCGTCCCGAATCGAAGCCGGAAAGGCAGCCTCATGACCCGACACCGCAACGCCCCGATGCCCGAAGAGATCCGCCACTTCATGCGCGCCGGCCAGCACCCGGCCCGCGCGGTCTCATGCCCGCACTGCGAGGCCGGCGCGCACCGACCGTGCCGCGTCCGGGCTAGCGGCCGAATCCTCACCGAACCGCACCCCGCCCGGGTGACCGCCTGGGCCCGCGAGTCGGCCTGCTGCCCCGAGTGCCAGGTCGAGCCCGGCATCCCCTGCCACAACGACGGGGCCCGGCTCCTCCCCGGCGTCGTCCACGCACGCCGCTACCGCGAAGCCGAGGAGACAGCCGCATGATCCGCGACCGTGAATGCCGTGTCACCGGATGCCCGCGAAGCCCGCGGCCGGGGCAGAGCTATTGCTCCACCCACCGCACCAGGGTCTGGCGATACGGCGACCCGCACCAGAGCAAGGCCGAGCCGGACGGCATCGCCATCGAGGCAGCCGTTTCTGCCCGCCGCGCACTGCCGGGGATGCGGCCGGCCGAACGCCGCGAGGCGGGGCTGCGGTTGACGCGGCTCGGGCTGCCTGCCGAGGAGATCGCTCGGATCTTCGACGTCGAGCCCCGGACCGTCTACCGCTGGCGGGCCCAGGGCCGGATAGCCGAGGCCGCATGACCCCGCCCTGTCCGACTCCGTCGAAGCACCGGTACGCGACGCGGGAGGCGGCCCTGCTGGTGGCCCGCCGCCTCGAGCGTGTCCGGGGCCGCGTGCTCAACGCATACGAGTGCCCCTGCGGCTTTGTTCATCTCACGCACCTTGCCGACCCGGCCCGATACGAAACCACCACGAAGGAGACCCGATGATCGGCCCGCGGATCGCCTCACTCTGCTCCGGATACCGGGGCCTGGACGCCGCCGTGGAGGCCGTGTTCGGCGGCGAGACCGCCTGGGTGTCGGACATCGACCCCGGCGCCTCGAAGATCCTTGCTCACCGCTGGCCGGACACCCCGAACATCGGCGACCTCACCACCGCCGACTGGCAGCAGATCGCAGACCAGTACGGGCCCATCGACATCCTCTGCGGCGGCTACCCGTGCCAGCCGTTCTCCCTCGCTGGCGACCTGAAAGGAACTTCGGATGAGCGGCACCTCTGGCCCTTCATTGCCAGTGCCCTTCGCGTTCTACGACCCCGAATCGCGATCTTTGAGAACGTCGCGAATCACCTTCGACTCGGATTCGACACCGTCCTCGCCGACCTTGCCGAGATCGGGTTCGATGCGGAGTGGTGCCTTGTACGCGCGTCGGAGGTCGGCGCTCCCCACCAGCGGAACCGGCTCATCGTCGTCGCCACTGCTGCCGACGCCGCGGACGTCGGACACGAACGGCGCGGGGCTGCACGGGGACGGCGGGCCGGATCTACGGACGGCAGTGTCGCTGCTGCCGACGCCGAACGCGTCGGACTACAAGGGCAGCGGGGCGACGCAGGGGCGCAGCCGGGACGGCCGGCCGAGGCCGCTCTCGGACGTCGACCTGTCCGAAGCCGTGGCGCTGCTGCCCACACCGCGAGCGTCGGATGGGGAGAAGGGCGGCCCGAATCAGCGCGGCTCGAAAGGCGACCTGGCGCTCCCCTCGGCAGTAGTACAGCTCCTTCCAACCCCGACGGCCTCGGACAGCGACAGGACGAGCACGACGTATGCACGGGGCAACCCGACGCTGCGTGGGGCCGTTTCCTCCCCGCCGTTCGGCGCTGGGAGTCCGCCACCGGACGAACCGCTCCCAGGGCAACTGACGATCGCAATCGACTGAGCCCCGTGTTCGTCTAATGGCTCATGGGTCTGCCCGCCGGCCACGTCACCGCGGTCCCCGCGCTGACCCGCACTCAGCAGCTCAAGGCCCTCGGCAACGGCGTCGTCCCCCAGCAAGCCGAGGCGGCCATACGCCTGCTCGCTAGTCGCGCCGCCGCATGACACGCAACGGGCTGGACCTGCTCGTAACAGGTCCAGCCGCCCCGCAACCCAACCACGCACCGACCCCTGGAGGAACCGTGGGAACTCCGACTGCCCCGCCCCGCCGTGTGATCGTCACCGAGATCTGGTCCGACACGAAGCTGCTCCTCGGGTTGTACCCGGGTCAGCGGTGGCGGGACGTGATCCATCAAGCGCTGCTGCTGAAGGCCACCGCCGACGGCCTGGTCAACGCGGCGGGGCAGCCGAAGCGACGGAGGGCGTCATGACCGCCCCGTCGAGCAGCCCCCGCGGCGAGCGTGCGGGCGCGCCGGGTGCCCGCTGGGAGACGGAGCTCCGCCGCCTCGAGGTCGTCGTCGACGACGGGCAGCCGGAGCCGGCACCGAACCGTGCGACTCGACGTGCCCTCAAGCGCGCGGCGGGGAGGCGGCGATGACGCCGGTCGAGTTGCTGCTGCTGATCGTGGACCGGGCGGAGCGGGGCGTGATGCTGCCCGGCGAGGCGGATGTTCTGCGGGACGGGATCCGCGTGCTGGCGCGGGAGGGCCTCGAAGACCCGCAAACCAGGACAGAACCCAAGGAGGAAGCGTGACCGGAGATTCACTCACCCCCGAACAGGCCCCGAGGAACGGCCTGAAGGCCCCTGAGGGCGCCTCAAGCCCTGGAGTTGGCACTCCGGGAGGTTCGGACCCCCCTCCGGGCCCTCAGACGGGCGCTGAGGGCTTCAAGGCGTCGGAGGCGACCCTCGCCGAGCGCTACGCCGCCGCGATCCGGGCCGCCGCGCACGACTGCGATGGCGAATGCGGCCAGTCGGAGGAGGAGTGCCGAGTCGCAAGTCCGATTCAGGTAGCCGCCTACCACTTCGATGCGATCGCCACCGTGTACGGGACGCCCGAAGCCTTGGCCGCCGCGGTAGCGCGTCTGGACGGACGCCACATCGCGTTCGAGGTGGCCCGCGAACTCGGCCGCCAGGTTCCCGAACTCCCGGAACTGCGAGACGAGGTGGCCCGTCTGGAGGCCGAGCTCGTCGCCGCGCGGTCCGCCCTCGACCGGGTGCGCGAGTGCCTGCCAGCGATCCAGCACGCGCTGGAGAAGCTGCCCGCGACGTGCAGGTATCACGACGACACGACCCCGCATGGCAGCTGGCGTGAAGCGTGCTGCGACACCGGCATCGCGCCCCGCCGCCGACAACTTGCCGAGCAGGCCCTCGCTGCCCTCACCTCCTGACCGCCCCGCCCGCCTGACCGCCCCGCCCGCACGACCGATGGAGCCCGACATGACCGACCCCGTCTCGTTCCCTTGCGCAGTCTGTGACCGCCCATCCCTGCCCCGCGTGCACGATGGGTGCCGTCAGCACATCGCCGACGATCTGGCCGAGTTGCCCGGCCTCTACCGGCAGTTGGAGCAGGAGCTCGCCCCCGGCCGGCGAGGTGACGGCGGCCGGTCCGGGAGCCGCAGCGCCCCCATTCCCGTCAGCCTCGACGTGCTCGATTTGCGGGCCCGCGGCGGGATCGAGGGTGTTGTCGGCGGATGGGCCCGGGACGTGTGCGAGCGGGAGGGCTGGACTATTCCGCTGCTCGGATCCGTCGAGGCGATCGTCGACTGGGCCTGCAGCCTGCTGCTCGTCAACCTGCCGATGCTGTGCGACGAGCACCCGGCGATACGCGAGATCGCGGACGAAATACGGCAGGTCACCGGCCAGGCCCGACGCCTCGTCTCCGGTGAGCCGGCGCCGCGCCGTATCCCCGTCGCCTGCCCGTGCGGTGCTGTCCTCCGCGTCACCCTCGACACCCCCGGCGCGAAGTGCCCCGGGTGCGAGACGCAGTACGGGCACGACGAGGTCCTCGGGCTGCCGATGGCGGAACGGCGGGCCGCAGCGTGACGCCGTGCGGGGCGACCTTGCGCCACGCCCACGGCACCACTGAATGCGACCAACCGGCAGGCCACGGCGGCGAACACGGCGGCTGGTGCGACCTCTGCCTGGAGTACAACTACGACGACCCGTCCGACCGGCTGACTTGGGAACGCGATGGGGAGTCGTGGGTCCGGTCGTAGCTGCATAGCACACAGCCCCTCGCAGAGCGTTTACTCGGCGAGGGGCTGTCGTGTGTCACGCCGCCTCGAGGAACCCGCTGCCGGGTAGGAATCGGTTGTGGCAGTGGCGGCAGTACAGCGCCGCGTTCCATGCGGCGACCGCCGCCTCCGCCGCGGCGAACGACCGGTAGGCCGTGTAGCCCACCACCCCGGCGACCGCCAGCGCCAACAGCCCGAACAGGATCACGCTCGACGCCAGCAGGATCACCGCGACGGCGAGGCATGACACGGCCGGAACCCACTGCAACACCGCGGCGGGCGGCGGCGCCAACTCGCGCTTCAGCTCCGCATCCTGCGACATGGACTTCCAGAACGCCGGCAGGTGATGCACCTGTGCGGCGCTCGTGCACGACGGACACGCGACAGCCATGACGACTCCCTCGGGTAGAGCCGCATGGTCACCGAGTCGATCGATCGACTGCAGGCGGACATGGGAAACCGGCCGGGAATCAACGCATCCCGGCCGGTTCATGCCAGATGTCAGGCCACGGCCCGCGCCGCCACCAGCTGCCCGAGCACCGCATCCTGCAGCCAGTCGAGGTGAGCCCGGACCGACCCCAGCATTGCCGCGAACTCGGCGGGCGACAGCGGCAGGCTGTACTCGTCGGCGGCGACCTCGACGAGGATGTGCGGCACCGCCCGCTCGGGCTCGGCGCTGTACGGGTCGACGGCCAGGCGCACCGGCAGGACTTGCACGCCGACCGTGCCCTTCGCCCAGTCGAATGCGGGCAGCGACACGCCCTGGATGGACCGGCCGTGCTGCAGGTCATCCAAGGCGCCGTGAGTGTCGGTGCGGTGGGAATCGGTACACCAGGACGGGCAGGTTTCGACGATCTGGCCGCCGCCCGTGATGTGACGCAGCCACGTCCGGGGCAGGCCGGGAGCAGGCGCGACGAGGGCTTCAGGCAGTACAGTTGTCATCGAGACTCCAATCTCGTTGATCAGCGGGCAGCGACCCGCTGGTTGCTTCGGCCGGATGGTGGCGACCATCCGGCCTTTCTCATGAGCAGTAGAAGCGTCCTCGCGGTTTCTTCTGATGGATGACGCCCTCGTCGGCAAGGGTTCGCAGCATTTTCCCCATGGTCTGGTCGGTGATTCCGAAGCGCTCTGCGAGCTGCCGGGCCGTTGGCATGAGGGCCCCAGTGGGGATAGCGCCACTTGCGATCTCAGCCTTGATGATTCGTGCTACCTGCACGGATGCAGGGTCAAGATGAACGCTCACCCAACGGATTTCTTTGGAGTAGAACCGGAAGCGTCGTTTCGATACGTCGTCCCGCTTGGCCTGGTTGTAGTAGGGATTCTCGGCCGCGATGGCTCTGGTCTCAGCGGCATCCGCAGCCTCCCGAGAGGGCAGCCACTCGACCGTCTTCCTGGCCACGAGGTGCCACCACTTCGACGAGCGGGTGGTGGTCGCGTGGCTTGCCCACCTGGCTTCTGGATCCTTGGCTATCCCGATGTACAGCAGTTGGTCGTCGGCGTCGTACAGGCGATACAGCGCGGTGCGTTCTGGTGCAGACACGATCCTCCCGGGTTCCAACAGCAAGAGGTCATTCGCCCTCGGTGACGAACTGGCTACCGAGCCACCGTAGCGCTCTAGAGCAATTGACGCCAGCTCCTCTCGGGGGGCGCATTACCCACAGATTGACCAGCAGTGATATGGAGCAGGTAGCGTTGCTCTAGATGAATCGATCCCAAGGAGAGCCCGTGACACCAAAGGCCGGCGAGCCGCACAAGTACCGGGTCATCGCCGGCGAGCTGCGCGATCGCATCAAGAGCGGGGCGTTCGACGAGAAACGGAAGCTGCCTCCGGAGCGCGACCTGAGTACGGAGTACGGAGCGTCACTGGCCACGGTCCGGCAGGCGCTCGGCGTACTCAAGGATGAGGGTCTCGTCGAGTCCCGCGTCGGATCCGGTTGGTGGCTGACACAGTGGCGCCCGATCGTGCGCAACGCTCTGGAGCGGCTGTCGGCGAGCCAGTGGGGCGAAGGACGCTCGATGTGGGAGGTCGACATCGAGGACCGCCGCATGACGGTGCTCGGCCGGACCGATGTCGAACTGATCAACGCTCAAGACGATGTGGCCCGCGCGCTCGACATGGACCCTGACGCCCGCGTCTGGAAGCGGGATCGGCGGTACGTGGTGGACGGTGAGATCGTCATGCGCGCCACCTCCTACATTCCGGACGATTTGGCGCACGACACTCGGATCACCGAGAGCGACGCTGGCCCGGGCGGCATCTACGCCCGCCTGCGTGAAGCCGGACACGGACCGGTGAAGTTCCGCGAGCAGGTTCGTTGCCGCTTGGCGACGCCCCCCGAGGTCGACGACCTGAAGCTCGCCTCCGGTGCGCCGGTCATCGAGCAGCACCGCTCCGCGATGCGAGCCGACGGGCGTGTCGTCGAGATCAACCGAATGGTTTTGGACGCTTCGAAGTTCCTCCTCGTGTACGACTTCGAGGCCTGACCTGCACCTTCTGGCCCCCACCCCGCACGGGGTGGGGGCCTTTTGCTGTCTTAGATTCGTTGTATGTGCTCTAGAGCCATTGATTGCTGCATATCAATCTGCCAAGCTATGGGTGTCAGCCCCAGTCGACCTCAGGGGAGAACCCAGTGACGTCCAACTCCGTCGCCCCTCCGGGCGACTACCTGACCACCGGCGAGGTGGCTCGCCGCCTCTGCAGCACCACTCAGCACGTGCGCCAACTCATCCGTACCGGCCGCCTCTCGGCGATCGACATCGCGAAGGGGCAGGGCCGCCCCCGCTTCCGCGTCCTGGAGGCGTCGCTCGCGGCGTTCCTCGACACCGCCGCCGTCACCCCGCCTTCGATGTCGGAGGTGGCCTGATGACCGAGAAGACCCCGAAGCCCACCTCGCCCTCCCAGGCCGATGAGGCTCTGCGCCGTGCCCGTCAGGCCGACGCCCGCCCGCTTCCCACTGAGACTCGTGCCCGTCGCCGCGCCATCGCTGTGCGGGGGTGGTGACGGTGATGTCGAATCCGTTCTTCGCTCAGGCCGAGGAGACCCGGGGCGAGGGCAACGTGCGCTTCGCCATCGAGATCGCCGGGGATCCGACTCACCCGATGGCTGACGCTCTGCCGGTGTACGGCATGTCTGCCCGCGCCGCCTTCGAGTCGGCCGCCGCGAACGCCGAGCAGCCGAGCGGGTGGGCGCGATGACCGACGCCGACCGCGAGCGGATGCTCCGCGAGCTTCGCGAGAAGAACCAGCGCAGCGAGAACCCGACCCGCTGATCCACCGCTCCACTCCCTGTTCGGCCGCCGTCGCGGTGTCCACCCCGTCCCCGCGGCGGCGGCTACCAACCCATCCACTTCAGTTGAAAGGCACCCCCATGTCTCCGCACCTGCGTCTCATCACGTCCGACCTTGACGCCTACGAGGCCGACCAGGCCCGCCGGGCCGAGCTCCAGACCAGCTACCTGCACGCCTTGGAGCGCTGGGACCGGCTCGGGATGGCGCACATCGGGGCGCTCGCCTCGGACTACGACCAGCGGCACCCGGGTGAGGCGCCGGTCCTGGCCGGCGTCGAAGCCCCCAGCTACCCGGCTGCGGCCTGACCGAGCCCGGTGCCGCCCGGCCTCCGGGCCGGACGGTGCCGAGCACGACCAGACCATCCGCACCAACCACTCAACGGAGGACCCACATGTTCGGATTCAAGACCCCCGCTCGGAAGGCCGCCCTGGCCGCGGTCGAGGCGGAGCACTCTGCAGCGCTCGATGAGCTGGACGCGATCGAGGCCAGCCACGGCGTCGACTCCCCGGAGTGGGCAGCCGCGGACGCCAGGGTGATGGAGCTCGCGCAAAAGCTGCCCGCCCCGCCCCTCGCATCGCTCGGTCTGGTCGTGGCCTTGGCGCTTTACGCCGCCGACAGGATCCGCGGCATCCGCTACGACCTGCCCTCCAACGCGGCCTGACGGTTGCCCGATCCGCCGGTCCCGTACCGGCGGTGAGGGGAGCCGGGACAGTCCCGGTCCAGGAAGGAGCACCACATGTTCGGACGTCAGGCACGCGAGGAGAACGACATGTCCGCACCGGAGTACATCTCCCGGCGCTTGCAGGGGGCCGGTCGTCAGGTCGCCGGCGAGACCGGCGGACGGATCGCCAAACGGGATCAGCAAGGCGATCGGCTGCGGCACCGTCACCATCTGCGACTCGCGGGACTGCGACCCGAACTGCACGCACGGCAACTGACCAGCACGCCAGCCGGCATCCAGCCGTGGCGCTAACAATCACGAAGGGATCCTGCCAGTGCCTAGCAACAGTTTCGACATGACCGACGCGGACCTGGTCCGCTTCCGGGCGCGCGTCGAGATGCAAGACGCCTGTTGGACCTGGCAGGGCAGCGTGGATGTCGACGGGTATGGACGATTCAGCTTGCGGGGCAAGGCTTTTCAGGCTCACCGACTCGCCTACGAGGCAGCTCACGGCGCCATACCTGAAGGGCTCGTGATCGACCACCTGTGTCGGAACCGAGCCTGCGTGCGCCCTGAGCACTTGGAGCCCGTTACGAACGCAGAGAACATCCTGCGCGGGACATCCTTCAGCGCCGCAAACGCCCGCAAGAAACAGTGCGATAGCGGCCACCCGTTCGATGAGGCCAACACCTCCATCGCCGCCGACGGCCATCGCGTCTGCCGGACGTGCAAGCGAGAGATCGACAGGCGCTACCACGAACGACGGCGCCAAGCCCGACCAGCCAAGCCCCAGAACAACGTCGTCGAGGTTCGGCACGGCTGGTGGCGGTACCGGCAGGGCTGTCGATGCGAGCAGTGCAGGGCGGCCAACACGGAGCACTCCAGGACAGTCCGTGCGAACCGGAAAGCACGAGAACAGAGCTGAGGCACAGGCACCACCTCAACCCTCGTCCGTCGATCACGGGCGTAGCTGCAAAGGCAGACGAGGGCACCGACCACTGTCCACCGACTACCTAGAGAGGAGCCCACCGTGGGCCCGACATTCACCCGCCATCAGGCGCCCCCCGCATCCCCGCGGCGGACGCTCCGTCCCGGAGGTCGAGTCCTTCTCGTCCTCATGGCGCTGCTGCTGACGCAGATCCAGGTGCCCGTCGCGACGATCCTGTGCGCCGTGCTCGGCGTGCTGATCAACCCGGCAGTCCTGATCCCAGCAGCGGCCTTCACCGCCTTCTATCTCTTCGTCACCCGTAGGAGCACACGATGAGCAACTGGACCGAGGAGCGCCGCGCCGACCGGGCGCAGAGCGCCGAACAGGCCCGCGAAGACCGTCGCCTCCTGCTGGAGGCTCAGCTGAAGGCCAAGGAGATCGACGCCGATCAGAAGCGTCTTGACCGGGAGGCCGCGGAGGAGCGGCAGCGCCGCGCTGACGCGGAGGGGCGTCGGGTCAGGCGCGAGGAGCAGCGGCAGCGCGACGCGAAGAAGGCGCAGGGCAAGGCTGCTGCTGCTGCCAAGCGGGCGCGCCACGTGCGCTGGCTGAAGGCGAATCCGTCGACGCCGTTCGTGGCGTTCGTCATGGCCGCCTCGATCATCCCGGCTGTCGTCAGCCAGGTGTCGGCGCTGTCGGGTGCGGATGTCAACGTCGCGTTGGCCGCGCTGTTGGCGGCGATGCTCGAGGGTTCGGCGTGGGCGGTGACGTTCATGGCGAAGCAGGCCGAGGACAAGGAGCGGGGGGCCGGGAAGTTCCGGGCCGCCGGTTGGCTCTTCGCGCTGGCCGCGTCGGCGGTGAACTTCTGGCACGGCCAGGAGCAGTACGTGCAGCACCCGTGGGTCGCCTACGTCCTCGGTGCTTCGTCGCTCGTGGCGTTCGGCATCTGGGACTTGAAGATGCACGGCACGAACGGCCGGACGAAGGCCGAGCGTCGGGAGGCGAAGGAGCACCGCGCAGCGGAGAAGGCGCGCGCGGAGCACCTGGCGAAGCGCCGGAAGGATCACAAGGACATCGCGAAGGAGGCGGACCGTCTTCTGTCGGCGCTGCCCTTCGGACAGATCACGGACGAGGAAGCGTTCGCGACGGCGTGGCGTATCCACCGGGGTGCCGAGCCGGGTATGTCGGCGGAGCTGTACACGACGGCGACGACGTCTCGGGTGGCGCTCGGGGCGGCGTTCGAACTGGGCGAGCACGTTCGTCCGGAGCTTCTCCGCAACGGCCTCATGGCGACCGCGTTGAGCCCTCTGCCGAACGTGTTCCCGACTCTCGGACCGGTGTCTCCGCTGCCTGGTTTCGCGAGCCTCCCTGAGGGCCCTACAAGCCAGACGGGGGGCGGGTTGTACGCGATTGAGGGTGCGTCCGAGAACGGCCCGCAGGAAGCCCGCGAGGCCCGTTCTGGGGGCACTGGAAATGAACTGTCCGAAGAGGAGTTGGAGGCGCGCTTGCCGGAGGCTCTGAGTGTGGCCGAAGACCTTTACGCGGAGGGCAAGCCCGTGTCCGCGCGGCAGCTCGAGAGCCGCATGCACATCCGCAAGGGAAGTGGCGCTCGGCTGCGCGACCGGGTCATGAGGGAGCGGTCCGAGTACCGCACGGCCGCCGCCAGCGGCACCGCCCGCAAGTCAGTCTCCGCCCGCATCGCCAAGTAGCTCCGCCCCGGGGCGGCCGTCCAGCCGCCAAGCAAGTGCCGGCCGCCCCGGGCCCCCTGACCCACTCACGAGCACAGGAGATCAGTAATCATGACGGACCTCATCCCCCGGCCCCAAGGGGGCACCGACGACAAGACACTCATCCTCGAATCCGCCCGCCAAGTCCTCAACGGCCTCCCCGGCGTGGAGGCCCCGGCCGCCCCGATCACGGTCAAGAAGACCGCCGGCGTTGACGCAGTCGACGACTTCCCGCTGATCCCCACGTGGATGCGCACCCCTGAGGGGTGGGCGCAGTGGGCCGGTATTTTCTGCCGGGCCCGCCGTCGTGGCGCCCGTCGTTGGGTTCGCCGGCAGGGCACCGCCCACGGCCACATCGCACAGTTCGGCCGGGGCGCGCACATGACCGTCGACTGGATTCGCGGGTTCGAGGGGGTGCAGGTCGACGCGCTCGCTCACCAGGCGCACGTCGCCACGAAGCAGTCCCGGAAGGTGAACCGCATTGCCCGTCGCACGCCCGGCATGCTGAGGACGAAGAAGGAGCTGGCGACGAAGGCGGCGCTCTCGGCGACTGCTGACGCGCAGTCCGCGATCGCCATGCACAAGGCGGCGAAGAAGGATCGGGCGCGCTGGCGGAACATCCGCGCTGCCGCGGTCTGCGCCCCGTGCACCGCTGCCGGGATCGCCGGGTTCATAGAGCTGGGATGGTTCGGCGTCGTCGCCGCGGCGGCTGCCACGTTCGGCACCGGTGCGTTCATCGGCCGGCATGCCGACCACCTCGAGGACGACTGGTCCACGGTGCACCGCAGCCTCGGTGACGGGGACGCCCTGACCCCGAGCATGATCGACGAAGCGCTGCGGGCCGCGAGGGTCATCGGCAAGGAAGAGACGACGAAGACCGTGTTCCCGCCCGCGATCGACAAGGCCGGCGCGTTCGTGTCGATCGTCGACCTGCCGCCGGGCGTGATCGCGCAGAAGGCGATGGCGAAGCAGGACGAGATCGCGGGCGCCTTCGGGGTCGCCCGGTCGCAGATCGACCTGCAGAAGGGCGACAGGGACGGCCGGCTTCACATCTGGGCAGCGCTCACGGACCCGTTCCTGAAGGTCCGCAAGTCCCCGCTCATCGGATGCACAGAGCCCATCAACACATGGCGAGACGGCATTCCCCTGGTCTTCGACAAGCGCGGCACCGTGCACTCGGTGACGATCAGCGACTACAGCATGCTGTTCGCAGGGGCGACCAGGTCCGGCAAGGGCATGGCGCTGGCGAACCTCCTTGCGGGGTCGATGCTCGACCCGCGTGTCCGTGTTCGCCTGTTCGACGGCAAGGGCACGGGCGAGTACGTACCGTTCGCGCCGGTCCTCGCTACGTTCGTGCGCCGCAATCCCGGGCGCCTGGTCGAGTTCCTCCGGGTCATGGTCGAGGAGATGAACCGGCGGACGGAGATCCTCGTCGAGCTGCAGGTGTCCAAGGCGAGCGAGCAGCTGATCGACAAGCTCGGCGGCATCGAACTGATCGTCGTCGACGAGCTCGCCACCTACACCGCGCCCAAGGGCCCGTCGAAGGAGCACGCAGAGGAGATCGTCGAGTACCTGGCGCAGATCGCGGCGGTCGGCGCAGCCGTCGGCATCATCGTCGCCCTCGCCACGCAGTTCCCCGAGGTCGGCATTGTGCCTTCGCGCCTGCGCGGTAACTGCAACGGCCGCATGGCCAACCGGGTCGAGTCGCCCGGCGCCAGCAACGTCATCCTCGGTGACGGGAAGGCTGGGGACGGCTACGACGCGTCGGAGATCGAGAACAGCAAGCAGACCCGTGGTCGCGGCTGGTTGACCACGCCGGACACCGGCATGGTCGAGGTTCGCAGCCTGTTCATCGACGAGTCGACGGGGGAGATCCTGCCGCTGATCGAGACGGGCGCGGAGATCCGCCGCAAGGCCGGGTGCCTGCCGGGTCACTACAACGACCCGGTGGAGGCGGAGATGCTGCGTCTCACGGGCGCCTCGGCTGCGGCCGGCGGCGCTCGCGGCAACGGCGGCATCGTCCGGGCGACGCTGATCGACCACCTGGTCGGTGCCGCGGAGCGGACGGGTCGCGGCTGTGTGACGACGGTGGAGGCTTGCGAGGCGCTCGCCGGTTTCGACTCTGTCCGCTACGCCCGTAACGAGGGCGAGGCGGACACCGCTTACGCGGCCCGCGCTGGCAAGACCTTGAAGCAGCAGCTGGCCGCTGTCGATCTGGGTCTGGAGTCGGTGCGGGTGTCGACCGTCGACGACAAGCGCGCCATGGGCTACCAGCTGTCCGACCTCAAGGTTGCAGAGAGTAACGCCCGTTCTGTTCGGATCTGAACCCTGCCATCTGCCTCACCTTGCCTGACACGTCGCAGGTCAGAGCCTCGCAATGCCTGTCACGAGCCTGACCCTGCCTGACCATAAGCAAGATCCAACGGTCAGGCATGGTCAGGCACCGCCTGGCAATGACCTGCGGCGATCAGGCTCGGACCAGGCA